CCTGCAATAACCTTGTCCGGCACGATAGGTCGGATAAACTCTGCATATAGTTTTGAAGCCGCCTCAGCTTCGCTGACGTCCAGTTTCGCTGACTCAAAATGCACGATGTTGCCAAGAGCCTTACCACAGGCATGGCATCGGGCGCCTCCATGTCGGAGGTTGACTGAAAGAGAAGGTTTGATTTCGCGTCCATCTTTATGCCATGGGCAGATTTGGTTTGCTCGGTTGATAGGTGTCCATTTCGGGAAACGCTTGGTGTAGAAAACTTGAGAGGGAACGGTTGCGATTACGTGTTGTTTTAAGTCCATTCACAGTGGAACTAGCAGAGGGTAGAAAGTCCGTATCGTGGACCAGACGCCCAGCTTATGGGCGGTTATACGTAACCGGCGGTAACGATGCGCCCTGATTTGCAGGGCTGCAAACTATTCGGACTCGGCGAGGCCTTGCAGGTAGGCGTTGGTGTATTGCCCATTCTGCTTGACCTTGACGATGACCTCGGGATTCTCCGCGGCCACGTCCTCGAAGATTTCCTCGAGGTCAGCGAGCAGGACGTCCTCGTAGCCGAGGACATCCAAGTCACCCTTGAGGAACGGAATGCCGGGACCGGCTTCGCCGTCGTCGTCGCAGATTTGATACCACTGGCTGATGGTCTTGCCAGCGACACCTTCGTCTTCGTCTTCGTGACCCTCGTAGGTAACCTTCACCTTGAGAGCACCTTGCTCTTCGTCCTCACCGGCGATTTCGCCTTCGAGTTCGTAGCCGCGGACGAGCATCTTGAAGTCGCCAGCAGGCATGAGGCCGCGGCCGGGCTTGGTGGAGTCGAAGATATCGGCGAGGGAGCGCTTCTTCTTGCCCTTCGCCTTCTTCTTCTTGCTGCCCTTGCGAGGAGCAGGAGCTTCCTCCTCCTCTTCTTCGTCCTCTTCGGGTTCATCTTCCGACACGTCGGCTTCGTCCTCGTCGGGTTCGTCCTCGTCAACGTCGGCTTCGTTGTCCTCGTCGACCTCTTCGTCTTCGTCTTCGTCTTCGTCAACGGGAGCAGGAGCGGGCTTCTTCTTCTTCGCGGCGGCGGCGGCCTCCAAGAGGCGAGCTTTGCGCTGTTTCGGAGTTTCCACTTCCTCCTCCTCCTCCTCTTCGTCCTCGTCGACCTCTTCGGGTTCGACTTCACGAGCACGCTTCTTGAGCTTGGAAGAAGCCGGGGCCGGTGCCTTGGTATAAGGCTTCAGTTTGGTAACGGGCTTTTTAATGGCCATATGTTTTGGTGTCTAAGTTCCCTGTGGTTTGTTTGCTTGCAGCTTAGCAGTAATTTGCAGGGCTGCAAAATCAACGCCGGGAGTGCGTCGAAAGTGTTTTCTTCTTAAGTTTTTTCTTGGCAGGACGACCCTCATCCTCCGCATCACGGTCTTCCTTGATCGCACCGATGTCTGCGGCGGCAGCCGCATCAGGGTTGGTGAAAAATTCCAGCAGTTGCTTGTAAGGTTTGTCGGGGTCCACGACATATTTCGCAGGCATGTAAATATCACGAGTGCGATTGCCCGCCAGCACTTCTTCATCGCCCTCGGTTTGCCAGATGCGGTCACGATACTTGTTCCCCTCTTGCCGTTGGCCGAACGATCCATGCAGGATCACATCCGCCTGAGAGTGTAGGAACTTGTAGATGCCACCGGGCAAGGAGGTTTCCTTCTTCGCAATCTTGGTCTTGTTCTTACCTAGCGATGCCTCATTGACTTGCTGGTGAGTAGTGAACGCGATGCCACGTCCAGTTGCCATGATAGCGCCGACCATCTGACGGAACGGTGTGTTCTGCACGATGTCGTAGCCGCGGCCGAAGTCACCACCATCTTGAGCATGTTGCCAGCGATATTTCTCGAGGTAGTAATCCGAGCACTTCTTTGCGGCCATGTCTGCCGTGTCGAAGATCACGAACTTGTATTTGTCTGAGGCGACGAGCGTCTTCTGACACTGCGTCATGGTCATGTGCATGATGCCATCGTCGTCGATGTAAGGCTTGAAGTCTTTGTCGTGCCATTTGTCGATGAAGATCGTCGGGCACTTCTGAAACTGGAAGCCGCGCTCAAAAGCAACGAGCACAGCCTCGGGGAAGTCGCAGAAGAATGTGGTCTTACCCCACTTGGGGACGGTGATGGCGAGATACACCAGCGACAGCGGTGTAGCCAGTGGCTTGCGTGGTTTGGTGGGAAGCATGGCTTCCATTTCTTCGAGGTCCATAATGTGATTTTGCAGGGCTGCAAAAAGGGTTAAGCTAGTTCGACGTGTTTGGTTTCGCGGCGGGTGTAATTGTGACCATCACGCAGGTAGCCGTGTTTGCAGATGGAGAGGAACTGACAGGTCGATCCATACTTCACACAAGTGTGAGTATTTTGGTTTCGAGCCAATGCTTCTACTATATTAGCAGGTGTGGCAGCTTGTGTCAATAGCTTGATCCGTTCCACCTTAGGGATCAGGACACGTTGCTCGAAGTGTTCCATCGAGTTCTTGATCATCGGCAAGGGGTGACGCTGGAAATACTTCAACGGCTCTTGAATCATGGCCTGACGAACACGGACCATGAACGATGCAACGCTTTCGTTCTTGCCCAGCCGCAACTGTGGCTTGCGGATACCGTTCACGAGGAACTTGTCGATCTTGATCTTCTTCGCCTTCTGCACAAGCCAGATGTAGAACATGAACTGGAAGCGGAAGTTCCAACCCTCGTAGTCATCAAGGCCATACGTCTTATGATCGTCGAGCACGTTGCCCTTCACGCCATCGACACAGTGACCCACGTCGATCTTGCCCTTGAGCTTCACGTCTCTGAATGTGAACTCGACTGTCTCTTCGACAGCCCACGTGGACCATGTAGCCAGATCGTCAGCATAGAACTGGAAGTATTGCTCCATCTGCACTTGCAAGATGCCTTGCCACATGTCCCGCTCCTGCTCTTGTTGGCTGGTGAGGATAGTGCCTTCCGGAAATTGCAGGGCTGCAATTTTCTCCGTGCCGTCTCGATAGAAGTCAGCGAGAGTCTCATGCACAGCATCGCCATACACGAAGTGCCACTCGAAGCCACCCTTCTTCTCCAGTCGTTGGTTGTAGCTGAGATACCACTTCTCTGCACAGTCGTCCCACGTGCCAATCTCTGACTGTGTGAAGCCTTCCTTGAACGTCTGCGGAAGCAGGACGGTGTGATTGTCAGCAGGCAGCAGCAGCTTAGGGCTGCGCTTCTCAATAGGTAGGAGTGCCATGTTAGTGCTTCTTGCGGCTGCGTTTGCGTTTGCCATTGCCCGGTCCTTTGCTTGGCGGAGCCTCGGGTTGCTTTGGCTTAGGCTCAGGGTCAGGCATCCTTTCCTTTCGGAGAACGAGCGGCGGAACCTCAGGTCCACCGTCAATGACTGTTACCTCTGTCGTTGCAGGAGGCACGACTTGCAGACCTGCAATTCCGAACAACGGAGGCACAGGTGCAGAAGGATGCTCTTCTGGAGGCGGAGTAAACTCCATCACTTTGGGCTCTTCCGGTTCACCACGCTTCGCAGCAAGCGTAGCCTGCCGCACACGGAGTTCACCAATCCAGTTGCTCGTCCATTGCATGCAAGAGATAACCAAGCACGCCACTCGCAGGAGAGATTCCTGAAAGGAAACGGGGTGTAGAATCGCTTGAGCACACTCACGAATCTGGAGCATGACCTGTTCGATCAGTTCACGCGGATCGCCAGCACCCATCATCTCCCACATGAGTTTGCCCTCGAACTCTGGCGATGCTTCCTGTCGGAGCAACTCCCGTTCGATAGCCATGTAGTAGTCCTCACGACCTGATGAGAGGGGAAAGACTGCGAAGTTGCTGGCCTCTGATAGGTTAGCTAACTCCAGCGCCTTCCAGATAGCTTGTTCGAGTGTCATCGTAGCGATCGGCCCGAGAGGAATGTCGATTCCGCTGGGCTTTCGCACCACGAATGTGGGCTGTGTGTCTTTGTCACCTGCCACCTGAATGTCGAGGACGGTAGCGAGAGCTTGAGAGAGTTGAAGTTTCACGATTGTTTGAAGAGGCTGAGGAGGAGTTCGTATTCCGATGTATTGATAGACGCAGGGTTGAGCATGGCTCGAGTGATCAGGCCATTCTCTAACTCTGAGAACTGTGCAGCACTACTATGCAGACGGCTGGCAATCTCAGTCATGACCACTGCTTGAGCAGGGGTAATCGTTTTTGCAGGGCTGCAAAAGTTTTCGACCTGACCGCTACCTACCGTTTCGCCGGTGCTTTTCATCGGCAGGTCAGGCTGCGCAGGAAGCGGAGCGAGTTCGCCAGCGATGCCAGCATACCCACCGATATCGACGTAATTGTCAGCGTGAGTGGGGTTGAGGGCGATGCGCGCTACCTTCTGGAGGACGCACATCACAGCCACATCATGTGGCATCAGTGGACCTTGAGGGTGAACGGACAGGTAGTTTGTCCACAGCGCGGCGATCAACTCATGTGATACATGAGGGTCGCCGTATTCTTCTTGGCGCGAGCCGGTGATTTTGGTGATGGCATCCGTGAGGATGTCAGCGCGATTATGGGTGGATGCTTTCATGCGATTACAATGCGGCCGATGTTGAGTTCGATAGAGACTTGGCCAAATTCATCTACCTCGGTGGTGTTTTCGATCGCCTCTTTGAGAGGGATCATGATGGAGTTGAAGATCGAAGAAAACGATTTGTTCACACGAGGATCATTGCACCAGTTACGGATCACGAAGTATGCTCCTTCGATTTCACCTATACGTGGGCGGAAGCCTGTGTATGTGTTCTCTTGGTTGATTTTACGACCTCGGTTAAAGGCACGGACGAGTTCGCCCGACCCCCAACCTTTGCCCGATCTTGTTTTAGGTGGTGTTATTTTGGTTGTTGTGCTCATGTTGATTTGATCCAGTCGGCTACGCCTTCGGTGATAAGTTTGCGTTCATCACGGCCAGAAGCCAATGTCGTGCGATAGACATGGGAATCCAACGACCCAGCCACTTGGAGATACTTGTAGAAACACGTAGAATGTTGCGAAGCCCGTCCCCGATCGGTCCGTCCGCGGGACTGCTGCATATCAAGCCATTTGAAATTAGATGAATAGTAAATGGCGTAAGGAGTGTTTGCGAAATGATTGACTGACGACCCGCTCGCTTCTGTTGCCAGACATACACGAGCGTCACCGCGGCGCCAAGCGTCCAAGTCAAAAGGGTGTCCAGATAACATTTGCAGGACTGCAAATGGAGCATGGCGAGCGAGCATCTTAACATCATGACGGAACGCACACCATACGACGACCGAGTGTCCGGCAGTAACAATGTCGGAGACTTCATCCCACAGCTTTTCAGCTTTATTGCTTGGGACAGGGCGATAGATTCCCTCGTCAGTCTTGATCCAACCATCTGCAATCTGTTGAGCCTTAACGCTAATGACGATAGCGTGATCATACTCCAGATCAAGCTCTTCAATCGAGTAGAATTCTTTGAGTTCATGGAAGTATTGAAGTTGCTTAGGAGTTGGTTCAATCGTGTGGAACTGTTCGTGTATGAGACGGTCGCCTTCGGGAAAGTGAATAGAGGCAACCTCACGTAGGGAACGCATGATCTTCTTGTAGCTACCTTTACGCGGGACGGTGCGAGGAAAGTGTTCATTGCCTATTTGGATGGACTTCTGATAGAGAGAGCGGAACTTGGTTAGGGATGGGGCTAGGAATCTGTGTTTCTGCACAGCGGATGCTTGGTTATACACTTCGCATGTATCTCGTGCCTTCATGATGGTGCCACTTAACCCAGCGGAGAAGCGGTTACGTGTCAGCAAGTGAGCACACTTGGATCGTTCGGACTTGTTATTTGCATACATCCACAGTTCGTCGATCACTACGAAGCGGATCATTGGGTTGTTTTGCAGGGCTGCAAAACGCTGATTGCGGGTGGTCTTTCCTTTGCGCTTGCGACCACGGGCCATGTCGCCTGCGCTGATCAACAGGAAGACGGGCTTGCGACCGGGAGGGTGAACGGGTATGTCGTTAGTGTAGACTGAGGGTTTGTAAAAGCAGCGACGGATTTCCTCTTCCCAATCTTGGAAGGCAGACTTGCGGCACACCACCAAGCAGATGCTCGGCAATGCCCAGCGATATGCATTTTGCAGGGCTGCAAAAAGGAACAATGCGATGCGAGTCTTACCCTCGCCCACCTTCCACCACACGATGCCTCCTCGTGAGCGCGTGAGCTTACGAACAGCATCATGCTGCTGCGGAAACAGAAAGCGCTCTGCGTATTTAGCGTAGAGGGGGTAACGATTCATTGAAGCACGATGGTATTAGCAGTCTCGAAGGATTGGAAGAAGTGACGGTTGCGGATTTCGTGGTTGAGTTCTTTGAGCAAGCGCTCGTCGCTATGCCAGAATGCACTCAACTGGCAGATGCCTACCCATGCAATCTCTGTCTCCACTTGCCACGAGCGGTAGTATAGGCGAGCCGCATGTGGGCCGAACGACTCGCCCGGATAGCGTTCGATAGTGATAAAGAACCCCTTCGAGTAGCCGATGAAGATAACGTCGAACCCGCCGAACACAGGCATCCTTTCCTTTTCAGGATTCCGTGCCCACACCATAGGTGTGCGCCACCAACGCCACTCACGCCTGAATTTGCGCAGCAGCATTGCACCATTCGTAACCTCCAAGTCCTTCGGCGCAAGCTCCCAGCACGCAGCGTCTGAGTCAGCGAACTTGAATCCTGCAATGTCCATGCCAATAGGCTCAGGCTTGGAAGGACCGAGCGGCAGCGACCAACTTGAGGTCGTGCACCTAAACCACTTCTGCCCCGGCGGCAGAGTGGGTAGCTTAGACACACGCTCAAGCTTGATCTTAGGGCGTGGACTCTTCTTAAACCTAGGTTCACGCTTCGGTTTATTCCGGCGGGGATCATCGCTGAAATTCATGTCAGCTAGCTTGGCCAGCAGCGATCAGTTTCTTGACTTGCTTGACCAGCCCGATGAACTCGGGCAGCCGCTTGTGTTTGATGGCGTGGCTCGCCTCATGGACGATGGAGTTCTCGATTGCCCGTCCTGAGACTTCGAACTCGGACAGCTTCTCGCATTGCGCCGTCGTGAGTTGCATCGGGAACCGCTTGGGAATCTTACATTGCCACAAGCGGACTCGCTCAGCATAGCCCGGCATTCCGATTTGCAGGGCTGCAAAACACCGACTCTTTAATGCGGGGTCGATGATATCCTCGCGGTTCGTAGCTGCCACGACCAAGCCCGGATACTTAGCAACCTGCATGAGGATTTCGTCGATGACACCGACCATCCACATCGAGTCAGAACCCGCACGGCCACGGTCCCACACGACAGCCTCACACTCGTCCATGAATACGGTTTTCATTCCGTTCAACCGAGCTTGAGTGAATGTCTCGTGCACCATGCGTTCTGTATGACCGGGAGCTTTACCTCCCACGTCCTTCATGTTCAGCGTGTCCATGCCACGGCCACAACGCTTGCTCATATACTCCGCGATCTTGGTCTTACCTGTGCCCGGAGGCCCATAGAGCAGGACCATGTTGCCTTGCTTGCGGATCGTGTCCATGCCCCACTCAACCCACCGTTGCTTGTTGGTGAACTGTGCGAGGGCAGCCTCGACCTCGTCCTCGATTTCCGGGGACATGATGGGCTTGTTTGCTATCGTTATTTTTACTTTGCTCATTTTGCGTATGCGATCGTTAATTTTTACTAGGATTTGCAGGGCTGCAAATTCTGCAGCTTCACTGGAGTCAGGTTTCACAGACCGTTCTCTATTTCTTACTTTCATATAATATTATACCACATCTACAGCTTGTGTCAAGCTCTAAGTGTGGCACGTAACTGAAAGGAAAGGATTACTACTTGGCGGGGAACAGCTTCGCAGCTATGTCGTTACGGAAGAGAATGACGTTCGATTCTTTGATCACGAACACCACCATTTCACCGAGGTCGAGACGATACTCGGAGGTAGAGTCGAACGTGACGAACATGCCTTCCTTGAGATCGGACCCTACGTCTGGCCCGAGCTTGAGTATCTGCCCCTCGTTGAGAAACTTACGTGCCTGTTCGGGAATGATGATACCACCTGCGGTCTGCTCCTCTTCCTGTTCAGGCTTGAGCATGATGTAGTCGCCGAAGGGGTGATAGTCCGTGGCCTTGACCACAGGATTGGGTTTGCGTTTGCGGGGTGCGGGTTGGGTAGCCATAAAGTTGGGTTTTGCAGGGCTGCAAAAGTGCGAAGAAGAGGGGCAGGACTCTGTGAAAGTCCCACCCCTCCCATCGCACCGCAAGTTACTTGATCTGGGCGGCTTTGAGTTCGGCTTCGACGCCGACCAAGATTTCCCGGCGAGCGAGGCCGGACTCTTTGGCCGCGGCAATGAACGCCTTGAGTGTGTTGGTATAGCGCGCTTCCTTGGCCGCCGGTTTGGACGACTTCGGATTCTTCTGCGTCTCCTTGGTGCGCTCACGGGCGATCTTCATGGTGATCTTGCCTGCCTTCAACTCTTCGAGGACTTCCTCGTTGTTGAAGATTTTCTTCATGCGGGAATACTGCGTCTGCGCAGTCTCGTAGTTGATGCCGCGGGCCTGCATCATGGACACGACGACCGTGTTGCGGTCGAGTTGCTTGTCCTGAATGAGTTCGACGAGTTCGACGAACACGGACTCGGCCTTGGCAACGGCTTCGTCGTAGCTTTCGAACAAGCCCACGAGTTCCTCGTTCGGCTTCGCATCTTCCTTGCTCGTGACCTTGGCTTTCGCCTTGGCGCCGGGCTTGGCACCAGCAGTCTCTTCATTTTCGTCCTCGTCCTCTTCGACAGCGGCTGAGGGGGCGCCCCGACCCGGACCCTTCTTGAGGACGGACGTGGACGTTGCGGCGATTGCGGATTTCTTTTTAATGGCCATATGGCATTCTGTGGTTTTGTTTGGTTTGTGATTTTGCAGGGCTGCAAAACCGGAGTGGCTTTGCTCTTGGCCCTGTTTCAATCGTGAGTCTAAATATTAACAGGTTATGTTGCTTAAGTCAAGGAGAATCTGGCATACCCCACTGACCTTGGCCGCCTATATCGTAGGGTAGTTTCTCCTTTGCTTTTTGCAGGGCTGCAATTTTGTTCTCCAGCTTTTCCACCTGCCGAGTGAGTTCCGCACGGTCACGAATGAGAGATCGGATGACCTTGAGACATAGCGTGTAGTTGTCCTTGCCGAATCGTTGCTTGGACTCTTGCTTAACCAGCCACGCCAGTGCCTCCATAGGGTTAACAGATTCATCGGGCTCAGGCTCATCCACGGGGATCACGAATGGATTTGAACACGGGAGCCCGAGGGAGAACCTTCATGCCGTGGTGCTGGTATTTGAATGTGATATGCTTACCGATGATGCGGCTAGGGTCTGCCCACCATTGTATCTTCTGCGACTCAGTCATTCCTGACGCCACATAGATGGTGTGCTTGCGCCAGCGGCATACGAGTTTACCCACCATCCCTTTTCCTTTCAGTCCTGCCATGTGTTTGCTGCGTTGTATGAGGCCGCGTTCATTTAACTTTGCAGGGTTGCAATTCTCCTGCTCTTCCTCGACACCGATGACTTCTGCCTCGTCGTCTGTGAAGCGTTTCACCTTGAGCAGGTATGCCTCATTGAGGGTAGAGCGCCCCTCCTTATACCATCCACCGGGGGAGCGCAGCATGATGCCCTCTTTCCCCCGACGCAAAGCGTGGGCTTCGCGCGCTTCGATATCGTGGATGGTATTGCACTTATACTGGCGCAGCCATGCTAGATGAAAGCCGTGCTCGTCGTTTGTCTGGAAGCGCTCGACTGTCTCCTGCCCCAGCAATGCACGTTCGAGATATGGATCGTAGATGTTCTCATAATAATCAAACACACGATAGACGAAGTTGGGATCGCCCTCCTGTGACATGACTGCGGACTGCGTGTCGTTGAAGCTGAGGTCACGCCCATACTTATCTAGGCATACGAGTTCCCCATCGCAATAGTTCAGGTTATCATCACCTAACACCATGCAGATATACTTGTTGGGCACAGGCTTCATCTGCCCTGTGATAGCTCCGCGTTGCGGACATATGAGACAGCGTATGCCGTCCTCCTTATCGCTTGCCCATAGCGGAAGAGTGTTTTGCAGGCCTGCAAAATCCAACACCGGCTCGGTTGGTGCCTTGAGCGGTCTAGTTAGAATGCGCATAAATTTCTTGCCAGTAACGGTAATTGTGTCGGGAGTTTAGTCCGTGATGGGCGAACATTTCTTGGAATAGAATCATTTGCGTGAAACGAGCCATGACTTCGTGAGTTTGGTGATTTTGATGGGGACTTGAGTCTCCTGTTTGATTGCATAGGTGAGTTGCTCAGGATGTGATACATACCAATCAGGTATGCTAGCGATGGGCAGACGCAGGCGTTTGAATCGCGGCTCATCAAGTGCGATCCACGCCTTGATTGTGCCTTTGACCGAGGGTCGAAGGGTGGTGCGAACATTGCGCTCCTTAGCCTGCATAGACAGACGGACTGTAATGTGAGTGGGTGAGGTCAGATGCCCTGAGCATGACTCCCAATCGCCATCATCACGTTGGAGACGGACGAGCACCTTCGCTGCGAGCAGAGACGGATTACCCTTGTAGGAGTCCGCAAGCAGGGACTTGCTGATGATAGCCGTGAAGGGTTCATTGCTGCCCGTAGTCTGCGTATAGGCGTAGCCCGCAAGCAACACGACTATACCTTCTCCGTTTTGCAGCCCTGCAATTTCTGCTGCGGCTTGCAGGTCAGCCTCGTTATTGAGTTTGAGTTTCAAGGTGTTTGATGATGATGTTGACTGCGGTGATTTGTCGCGTGAGTTTGGAGCACTTCACCTTGCTGCGCCGGTAGCCGGGTGTCGAGCGGACAGAGATACCTTGCATGAGATTGTCAATCTCACGGAAGCGTGTGCACATGTCATCGCGCACGGATTTGAGTTGTTGGATTTCGTTCTTAGTTGGCGTGGGCGTGTGCGTGGGCGTGGGTGTGGACATATAGGTGGGGTTGTGGTATGATAATGGTATGCACTTTACAAAAATGACAACTGCTAAAAAGACCCTCGTTCCCAAGCAGCGCCCGAAGGTGATTGCGGGAGCGGCTGGAATGCGTGACGCCACTGTTCGTATGAAGCGAGTAGTGGGCGGAGGCTCTGCTCTGAAACGCATGGGGCAGGACGGTGAAGCAACGCACGAGAACATCGTGCGCACTCTCGCCTTGACGGATCACACTCACAATGCACGCGGAACTGCAACGGTGCCGCTGGAGATTGAGAAGGAAGCGATAGCCGAAATCGTGGGTGGTGCATCACCAGCTGAAATCGAGACGAAATATCAACTCGCCAAGGGGTATGTGAGTCACGCATTGAAACGTCGGTTTGGATCGCAGGAAGCGGCTTTTGCAGCCCTGCAAGGACTGACTTTGGAGGTTGCATTGGCGTGTAATGTGCATGCGCTGACACAGGTAGAGCACATGTCAGGGCCACAAGCAGTGATGTCAGGCGCCATCGCCACGGATAAGGCATTAGCATTGCAGAAGGCTATTCAAGATCGGCCAAAGACGATAGACTTTGGACAACTGGCTGAGATGGGAAAAGTCTTGAAGGTGTTACGGGAGATTTCGACTCCGACGGATTCTTGATCTTCATGATGCGGGCAGCGATCTGCTCGGGAGTGCCCCATGATTTGAATGTGGCGGCACACTGAGCACGCTTGTAGAGAGCGGTGACGACACCGCAAACGATTTGATGATGCCGAGGCACGGGCGGGAACGCCTCCGGTCGTGCAATGCGAGGCGGCACCTTCTTGCGCTTCTTGGACTTGGGCACGGTGGTGTGGAACTTGAGCATGAGGCGATCCACGATCGCATCGACGTTAGTTGAATTGGACATTTTGTTTTTGCAGGGCTGCAATCATGTTTTGCTGGGTGATGTATTGCTTGATGTGTTGAACGCAGTGAAAGATGGCTTTCTGCGACATTTCAGGGAAGGCACGGCTGATCATATCCATGAGTATGGGACCGTTAGGGTAAGGCTGCTGAATGATCTGCTTTTGCAGATCAGTGATGCGATCAAGCATGCGGATCACTTCGATTGCATCGTCAGAACTCAGAAAGAAGAACTTAGAGAACGGTGGCTGGCTCATTTGTGGGAGAGTTCGGCGTTGGGCCAGATGCGTTTGAGTTGGCGGCAGAATGTGTGACGTGCTTCTGCGGTGTTCTCAACCTCGGCACGGACAGCTCCATAGAGCCTGTGATATGCGAGCATATGACAAACACCATGACGCAGGTCCCATGTGAGTTCGTATGAGATAGGACGACCGGTCCTGCGGGCCTTGCTCACGTCGAGCGTCAGATCAGCGTTGCGGGAAGTGTCGATCGCATCAGGCACGGTGTAGAGCGTGTAGCGATACTTGCTGATGCTGCTGTTGCCTGCGTCTTTGAATGATGTGGCCTGTGATTGCAATGTGTGCAGGCACAAGGCCGCTTCTTCCTTTGATGTGCGGGAAAACTTGGCGACGACAGACTTGATGCCTTTTTGCTTGGGGTCAGGATTGAACAGACGGCGATAGATGATGTATTTGGTGGTCATGATTTGGGTGCGGTGGGTGCGGTGGGTGCGGTGGGTGCGATGAGGGTGTGAGCGACGGTGGTGAGAACTTTCTCGACTACGATCACTTCGCATGTGCCTAAGTTGTTGACGTAGATTTCGATGTTGAACTTCATGTTGTTGTGGAGTGACTCAGCAGTGACGGTGTGATGGTGGCCGTTGCTGTGAATTGCAGCCCTGCAAAACATATCACCGCGATGCTGATAGACTTGAACATCGGTTATCGCATGGATGTGATGTGAGGGCATGATTTGGAACGTGAGAGTGAATTCCTCGCTCTCATCGTTCTTACTGTTGAACTTTAAGGAGTATTTCTTCATAGGTAGTTTTGGTGAGTATGCTGGTCGATCTTCCGGTTGAATGTGATTGACCACAATTCAAGGTGCATCCCACATCCCTTCTCTTTCAGAACGGTGAACAACTGCCGAGCGTGCTCGCAGCTGAGTTCGTGTGTGGTCACAGCATAGAGTTTGGTCTTGATGCGCACCACGAACGGACTGAAAGGAAAGGATGGTCTGGGATTCTTTATTCCGACTGACATACAATTAGTATAACAGGTATTCGTGTTAAGTCAATATTTGCAGGGCTGCAAAGAGCTAGAGAACTTCGACTTCAATGGCGATGGAGTTCCCAAATTGCATGAGAGCAATGCCATAGAATGTGCCTGTGCGGTCGTGATGCAGAGACTCAGACATGCGATCGAATTGCATCTTAGCCTTCTCACGTGTCATGAGATCGCTGGTGAGATCAGTCTTGTATTCAGTAGCGAAGCCCACAGTGAGAATGACGTAGTGATCCTGTGTTGGTGTTGGTGTTGGTGTTGGTGTTGGTGTTGGTGTTGGTGTTGGTGTTGGTGGGGAGGGGAGAGGGTAGCGAGCACTCAGACGATCGAGCAGGTTGTGACCTTGCTCGTGTGTGAGACGCAGTTGTAGCTGACGGGGCGTGGCTGCCCATGAGAGAACTTCATCGGGAAATATGTGGAAGTTGAATGGTGGTTGTTTGGGTGTTGACATGGCATGGTGTGTGTGTGTGTTAGAGGCTGCTGTTGAGCGGGCAGGATGGAAGCGGATGTTCTTGCGTGAGTTCGTCTTTGTCGTCGTCATCGACGGTGATCGTCAGGCGGCAGTTAGGATTGATACAGCGTCCCACATAACCTTCGATTTCGCGGGAGAGCGTCCATATGATGTCGTGGCCTTGATTTCTCGCGTTGATGTGAATGCGCTGTGCGGCTGTGTGTGTGGATGGTTTTGGCATGGTGTGTGTGTGGGTGTGGGTTAGCGCTTTTTGGAGTGATCGACGGTGAGCACCATCACCTTTTGGAGGGCTTTGCCGTAGCGAATTTGCAGGGCTGCAAACTGAGCACAATCACGGATGCTCATGTAGCGACCGGATGGCGAGAGTTGATAGTCGAGGCCACGGTAGAAGAAGTCTTCGACCTCTGCGGCTGTGACGGGACGGCGACCGTAGGCGGATATGAGGTTGGCGCTGACGAGCTTGAGCTCGGCTGTGGTGGTGTAGTGACATCCCCGGCAGATGGCTACGGTGACGCCGCTACGGACACGGGATTTGACCTTGGCGCCACAGCACTTGGATACGAGCATTTGCTCATAGCCAGTGGGGATGGATGGATTTTGCAGGGCTGCAATTTTGGGATTTGATTTGTTGGTTTTGCGTTTCATGTGGTTTGGTTTGGTTTTGTGTGGATTTCTACTGTCAAGCCCTAGTATAGCATGTGGAGAGCTTATGTCAAGCACAAATGTGTGGTATAGTTGAGCTCAGACTATAGGTTAGCTATAGGTTATTATAGTCTGAGAACTAAAGGGGGGAATGAATATGAATTTGGAGAAATGGAGTTAGGTAGTTATATGTATAGATATATATATATATATTTAACTAACTAACTCTATATAACTGAACATATTTATATCTGGTGGGGTAGCTCTCCGACTATACTAACCTATATCTAACCTATAGATAGACAATATGGATCAGTGGATAGATTTGCAGGGCTGCAAATTCGGGATTGGGCAGCAAAAAGCCCCAACCCTTTCGGGTTGAGGCTGATTGCGCTGAGCGCTGATTGCGCTGTGCGGGTTAGCGAGTGCGGGCTTGTGGGATGTGACTGAGTGTAGGGGTGCCGTTAGGCCACACGGCGCACCAACGGGCTGCTTCCTCGATTGCGCTGTTCGTGGACCAGTGGAACATGCGGTAGAGCTCGCTGGACGTGGTGTCGCATGTGATCGTGAGTTCGTAGGACAGGGTGTCCCCATCGAACGAGGAACGGATGGCTGCTGTGCATGGGGCGAGGAAGTCTGCGTTGTCGGGCAGACGCTCCTTGAACGCAGGAGGAATATCCCCTTGGCACCACACGTTGTTGCTGACGACGGATGGGCGGTCATCATGCCAACGGATGCGGAATGTGGCACCACCGTGCCCAAGGTGAGACGGGTATGGCGGGTTGGGCTTGTTGGGCTTCACGACGTATTGTGTGCCCGCCACTCTCGCTATTTGCAGATCGTCATGTTGCTCAACGAGGTTGAGCCAGAAGTCGCAGGTGTGGCACGTGCTGGTATGCAGCAAGCGGGTGTGGGTGGGTTCGGTGAAATACACCGAGAAGTTGGGTGTGCCGCACTCCCGGCAGGGAGTGGGTGATGTGCGGAGCGTGGGTTGTTGGCGTTTGCGTGGCATGTGTGTGTGTGTGTGTTGATTTTGCAGGGCTGCAAATTAGTAGTAGGTTGGGGTGACGTTGAAGAGCAGGTCGAAATCGTTGCTGAGGCGTTGCTCTGCCCCGAGAGCACGCAACGTGCGGATGCGGTCGGCTGCGCTCTGGCGGGACATCACGACGGTTGTGCGGGACACAACGCCTGCGGTCGATCCTGTGGACGGGACGAACGCATGGATGATGCAGCACTCGACGCGATGCCGAATGATGAGGTAGTGATGCCAGATGTGGTTGAACTGGAACGCGTATGAGCGGGCTTGCATATGTGTGGGTTGGTGTGGGAGCGGATGTGTGGTTTTCATTGGTGGGTTTTTGCAGGGCTGCAAATTGTGGTTTGGCTTGGTTGGTTTTGGCTTGGTTGGTTTTCTACGTTGAGTCTGTATGGTAGGTTATGTGATGGCTTATGTCAAGCACGAAATGCGAATGCCCCAACCCGCTAGGGTTGAGGCATTTGTGTGTGTGTGTGTGTGTGGGTCGCGGGTCGTGGATCAGATGTAAGTGATGGGTGCGGGTGGGCGTGGGATGGATGTGAGTATGCGATCTGTGCGGTCGAGGATCATGTATGCGTCAGTGCGTGTCGCACCATAGCGATCTGCGAGGTCGAGTATGCGCTGTATGTCGCCGGGATCACCATCGTCAAGCAACGTCAGGTGATAACCGGGCGTGAGGTTGTATGTGTCGGCAATGTATTGCTCGATGGATGTGCGTGGGATGTATGCGTCGGGTGTCATATATGTGTGTGTGTGTGGTTTTGCAGGGCTGCAAACTTGGATGTGAATTGGATACTGAGCCGCCATCGTATGTGATGTAGCGGGTGAGTCAAGCATAGAATGTGAGGGTGAGGGTGAGTGTGAGTGTGCTGATCCCTTTCCTTTCAGATTGGGCGCGTGTGTGCCGTGTGTGTGGTGTGTGGTGTGTGGTGTGTGGTGTGTGGTGTGTGTGGTGTGTGTCGCATGAATGTGATGAGGTTTTGCAGGGCTGCAAAATGCTGATGTCAGGGCACAAAAAACCCCGCCAGCCTTTCGGCTGACGGGGTCTTTGTCTCTACTCTGCGCTGTCGTCGTCGTCGTCGGACTCTTCGTCTTCGGACTCTTCCTCTTCCTCTTCGTCGAAGAGTTCGGACTCTGCGAAAGCGCGCTCTACAACGGCGCGGCAGTCGGTTTCATCGTACTCCTCTTCAACCAATTCCTTCAGGATTGCAATCAGCGTGGTGACTGCATCGTTCTCGCGAGCCTTAATGGACTTCGGCTTCGTGGCGGATTTCTTTTCCGTCTGATTTGTCTCCCCGCCGGGAGCGCGCTCGCTGGGCTTGGCGATTGCCGCCTTCGCTTGTTCGATGGACATCGGCTCTTTGGCGCTGGCGATTTTCTCCAAGACTTCGCGAGACACGCGCTTGTTCGGGTTCGTCTCTTTGGAGTTGGTTTCCATAATCTTGTCGAGGGTCTTACGATTCTCGGCGCACGCCGGGAACACGAAAGCCGCGACTTTGGAAACACGCGAGCCGTTCAAGTCGCCGCACGTCATGAGAAATGCGGTTAACTGGCGGCGATCAGCGATGCCAAGCCGCACCGTTTCTGCTTTCGCAGTGATACGGTAGCTGTCCATAAAGACGGCCAATTCCTTCTGGAATTTGGTTTCCAGAGTATTGATTTTCGTGATGACGCCGGACAGCTTTTCGCTGGTCTTAGGGGCGGGAGTTGGGGCGGGATTTGCGTTTGTAGCCATATGATTAGATGCGCTTTCGCGCGGTTAACTGTCAGACTGCCAAGCGTAAATTCCCTTTGCGACTAGGCAAAGGGCGCTTGTCTCAAAGGATTGGATACCTTTGAGACTTCACCCTTTGCGCAGAGTTGAGATGAGAAAGAGCAGCGACACTCTCAAGGAGTGCCGTTTTCAGTGTCGGACCAAATCCGACACTGAGCCATAAAGTTACCAGAACGTAGGCTAGTGTCAAGAGGTAAAGCGCAAGTGCCTATAGTAGAAGGAGTTATGCGTTTTGCAGACCTGCAAAAACTCTCTCCCTAGTCTGGAAATGCTTCACTTTGCAGGGCTGCAAAAGTCATAAACCGCTGTCGCTTAGGCACTTACACCCAACACACTATGCGATAGCACGAAGAGAGAAGAGAGAAGCGACGAGCAGCACGAGGCGAGAGACGAGCAGCACGCGCGCGCGGTCCTGATGTAACGCATCATGCCTGACTGACCGGACCTACCTAGCCACCCACCCTCCCGCCTCACCCCCGCCCGCGCGTCATGGTTGATAATCCGAGTTGCTCGGACAGATTTTGAACTAAAGAGCGCAAACATTGCTCGGACAGATTTTGAACGCAAGTTTTTCATCTTAGGTGGTGTAGTGAGGAACTTCATGCACTCGCTTCTGTAGACAGTAGCGCGACGCCAATGAAGTCACAGCTTCGTGAAAGATCGTCGGCGTTCCTCGCTTCCAACCGTTAACGATCACTAATTCGTTCAATGGAGTGGAAAAGTCGATTCCTCGACAGGATTCCTCGGTTGAAACCATTTTGCAGTCCTGCAATTTCTTTCCGGTCTGTTTGACGTATTCGAGGAACCACTCACTGTTCTTGCACACGACATACGTGCGCACACTCAAACTGCGTAAGGGTTCCGCTGGTGGGGCGGGTTTAGGGCGGATGCTCATTGTCCGAAGATTATACCACATCTCACGCCCTATGTCAAGCGCGCGCGCACACGCACGAGACAGACTTGACACAACCCTCACAAGCAATTACATTATTCCCTCACAACAGTCCCAGCAAGCTCCACCACCAAAACGGATTTTGCAGGGCTGCAAAAACCAAAACCGCAGTCGCATCAAACAAACCATCATGAAACAACAGTATCTACTCCTGCTCGGCGCCCTCCTTGCATTGGCTCGCACTCCCAAAGGCGAAGACGAGTCCGAAGACTCCATCGCCACTCAGAAGGACAACATCCAGCTGATCCGCGACGAGATCGACACCCTACACGGCGACGAAGAGTTCAATGACCCGGAAGTCAAAGACCTCATCGACGATCTGATCGAAGTCGCCGGCTCCAGCGAGCCCGACACCGAATACGCCGAGTTCCCGGCGGAAGTCGTCACCGGCGAGAAGAAAGGCAAAGGCAAGGGCAAGAAGCCCGCCCCGGTCGAGCCCGAGCCCGAGGAGGAAGAGGAGGAAGAGGAAGAGGAGCCCGAGGCTGACGAAGAGGAAGCCGAAGCCGAAGCCGAGCCCGAGGAGGAAGAGGAGGAAGAGGAAGAGGAGGAGCCCGAGCCCGAAGAGACGGTGAAGCAGAAGCGTGCCCGTCTCGCCGCCGAAGCCGCAGCCGCTGCCAAGAAGAAGAAGAAGCGCCACTAGGCATCGCGGCTTAAGCTGGCGGCCAGCCACGATTCAAACTGCCAGTCTCCGCAAGGAGGCTGGCAGTTCCTTTTGCAGCCCTGCAAAACTCTGCCACCAGTCACCAGCCACCAGCCACCAGTCGCCACCAGCAGCCAGTCGACGCACAATTGAATCCCATTTGTAACCCGTTTCCTTTCAGAAGGGCTTGACCTAACCCACCTACGTGCTATACTTGTATTATGTCAGATGACTCGGATATCCCTCGGTTGGGGGACATTGTCTACTTCTACGACGACAACAAGAACGCCTTCTCGGCGATTGTTGCGTTTGTGCATGACCGGGTGTCACCGCGGTGTGATCGGCCTTTGGTCAATCTGGCTATCTTCAAACACGATGGGCGGAACAGGGCGCAAACGGAAGTCGAGCCTGCCTACGATACGGGCAATGGCTGGCGAGTGGTGGAAAAATGGTCGTGGCCAGACGAGGTTCCCGAGGACGATTACAACCCATCCGCACAACCGGGCATGCGCCATCGGCAGGTTGGGATTACTGACCCCATTCAGACGAACTAGTCATGATGAAGAAACGCAAAAAGCGGGATTTTGCAGGGCTGCAAAATGAGGATTTCCCTGATCCAGTTGAGCAATCAGAATGGTGGACGCACCCTCCGCGTGATGTGGAGGGAATGTTGCATATACTCAGCACTCGTGCTTTCAAACTCCGCTCTGAAGGTCCCGAAGGAAATGCCCTACGTCAACTCTTGGAAATTGTCTCGGAGCAATACGAGGAAACGCAAGCCGAGATTCGTCGGCAGTATCCGATTGCATACTTCAAACCGTCTTATGAACAATCGCTTCTACTCAACTGCTGGATTTGGGGTATTGATTTTGTTGTTTGCTTTGCTGCAAACCGCATCGGCAAAACTACCTGTCTTGGAGTCATCAACCCTTGTCTCTGGATTCTACCCAACAATCCAGAGTGGGAAGTCTTTGCCGCCCGCACTAAGCCCAACCCTGCGGACGAAGGTCAGACTTTCATTGAGAACGAGCATTCTGATGCTCGATATTACGTCGACCTCTTCGAGCGTCCCGTTCAAGTGCTCCAGCGTCCTGACATTGAAGCCCTAGACCTACTGCGGTTCACACTCAAACTCCACCCTGAATTGGCGGGCAATCCTGCCAAGTCGCATCTTGATCCTGAGAATGCTGAGAAATTTGCAGCCCTGCAAAAACTGTGTCCTGCGGCCTTTTCTCCAGCTTGGCCTGCTCCTGCCATTTCTGATAATGGTTCTGTTTGGCTCGGTGCTCCCGACAATGAGTTCCATCAGAACGTCATATTACCTGAGTGGAAACGATGGCTACCGCAATCGTGCATTACTAAATGGTCTGATTCGGACCTTGCGTTCACTATCACGACGGCAGATACGACCAACCCCAAGCCAACGTCGCATCGTGTCATCTGTAAATCCTATGAGTCCGAAGATACTAAGTGGTCGGGGTCGGCGGTCCGTGGCATCGTTCTCACCGAGGGGCTTCCGCAGGAAATCCTGAACGAAATCAAGCAGCGGTTTAAGGTGAATGGTTTTGGCTCATGGGACTACACACCTTATGAAGCACGAAACGTCGGCAACAAGACTGCACTTGCTTACAAGGTCTTCAAAGGTGAAGAGCAACTACCCTTGCGAGCACACATCTTTACGAGATTCTCTGCTCGTAAAGCACCGGCTCACATCATTCCTCCAAGCAAGCTTGCGGACTTGGTTCGCATGTGGGAGGGCAAGAAGGAGGGCGAGGCACGCCTTGATGGTATCTTCTACTCTTCCAGTCCTCTTGTGCTCAGTCGGCTTGATCGAACATTCCACACTGTTCCTTGGTCTGTGGACGAACTCTTTGAGCGCTACCCCGACGGCCAAGTCTATCGTGGTCTTGATCCCGGCTATGACCACCCGTCTGTATGCTGCTGGGGTATGCTCGTGCCCGGTAACATTTGGTTCATTTACCGATATTATTCGGAGCGCGGGAAAACTATCAGCGAGCGGTGTAAGGATATTGTTCGCCTCTCGGGCAATGAATTGAAAAAGGACAAGTATGGACCGGGCAAAGGGGACTATCATTTGAGGGAGATTCACCCGCACGAAATCAGCGAAGCTGCGATGCTCACAGCCGCGGACTTCCATCTATTCAAGACAGACGAGACGACAGGAGTGAATTACTCTCTGAACTATCAGAAGTCAGGATTGGTTCTCACTGAGAGCACGCACATGGCACCGGAGGACCGTGCTCTCGATCTGGACGACAAGCTCGACAAGTCTATGTATCACACTCACCCCGTATCGCGCACCACTCCCGGCTGTCGCGTGTTCTTTGTTCTCAACGGATTGGGAGTTGATGCCGCTCTTGGAAAGATGGAGTCTCTCTTTTGGGATCGTCTCGCATCGGGACCAAACAAAGGTGAGGCGAAGGACAAGGTTCCGAGTCACGGCGACGACGAACTCGATGCCACATGCTATCTGGCCTGCGGCCCATACGTCTGGACGAACGTTCCTGCTATGCGCTTTGACGCATGGGTGGACGAAGAAGATTTGGAGAACTTAGAAACTAGCCAACTGAAAGCTGCTTAAGCAGGTTTTGCAGCCCTGCAAAAACATTATGCCCCAACAATATATTCCTGAAATGCCACCGGAGATGATGAGCCGGTATGCCAACGGAACTCCGGCTCAACTGCCGCAGCGGTTCCCTACAAACCTCGCGGCTAGCCTCACACCTGAGACTGCCAAGAAAATGTTGATGTGGCTCAATACCAAATACGTTTGGCCGCAGGCACAGGAACGGCGCGCATTCGAGGCAATGTGGGACAAGATGCTGGAAATGGCCCGCATCACACTCCCTTACGATGCGATGTTCGACAATACTCGGCACGATGCCAGTCGGATCAAGAACGAGGCGGATCAGGCGAATAAGTCACAGGCGCGTGTGAGCGACTCCGTGGTGCATGATGCGATTCAGCGTCTGACCGATATCACTTACTTCATCGCGTTCAAGGAGGGTCTGCCCTGTCAGTTCGCCATTCCGGACTACATCAAGCAGCCGCTCGCCACGAAGGAGTATCGTCCGCTGGCAGATCGCATCTCTGCCGGGAACAGCCTGCTGCAATGGAACAGCGGCAATATGAACGTGAAGCGTAACTCGCTGATCACGTATCGCCATCATTACACCTACGGCTGTGCGTTTGTCATGTCGGACTACAAGTTCCGTCTTGAAATGATCAACCGGCAGGATAACACAGGTAACATCGTGCCTCGTCCAGAGATTACTGAAATCGGCACGACATTTGAACCCATTTCCCTTCGGAAACTGTGGTTCAACTGGCGCCTGCCTGTCTACGATATGGACAGTCAGCCTTGTCCGTTCTTCTTCGACGAGACTCCACGTTTTGCAGTCCTGCAAAATCAGTATGACCCGGTCAATAACCCGTTCGGCTATCTGAATCTCGACAAGCTGCTGGCGGGGCAATTCATTTATTCTGAGCCGGAAACCGAAGCGGTGCGCAATGCGTTGAAGATCACCTTCAACAGCATGGGGATCAACGATATCAATGCATCGACGCTGGCGCAGATTCTCCAACCGGAATACTCGGTCGAGGCCAAGTGGACGCTGTTTCCGATCATGCCTTTCGATCCTGCTTCGGGCATGTTCGAGTTCTTCGACGAGCAAAAGACGCAGCCCATTCCTCCGCGTCGCTTCGTGATGGAAACCTTCGGCCCAAACATTCACTCCGGCAGCCAAGTCATTCTCCGCTTACAGGAGAACTACTACCCAAAACGCCGCCTGCCGATCTATGCCTCTTCGCATATGCCCGACCTCGATTCGGGCGCATATGCCCCGAGCATCGGGCAGATTCTCTACAACCATTTCAAGGAACTCTGCATCTGCATGGAGCAGTTCCTCGAAAACAAGGATTTGATCAACGACACTCCTGCATGGGTGCAAGCATCGTCTCCGTCCCGTAACAGCAACCTCAACGCCAAGGGAGCGAAGATCATCGTCAATGGTCCCAACGACTTTGGTTACAAGTCTCAAGTCGATGGCACGAACTCTACGGTGCAGATGGTGCAGATGCTACGTGATCAGGCACAGACTACCAGTAAAGCTGTCGATGCCATTCTCGGCAAAGCGATGGGCTCGAGAACCAGCGCGTCGGAAGCGAACAACGCGTTCCAAGCCAGCATGTCCAGCATCACCACCGATATCGACATGGTGTCCTCGGATATCCACGGCAACTATGCGCATCGCGTGTGGGACTACTCGGGCATGTGGATGGACCCTGATCTACTTCGGCATATTACTGGACAGTTTGGCTTTGCCATCCAGCCGGAAGATATGTGGATCAATGTCGGTGTCGTGACCAATGTCGGATCGACGTATGTCGAGAAGATCGTGAAGCAGCAGAACGTCCGCTATGTGCTCGAGAGCAGCCGCATGGAACCGGGACTTGATCGCGCCGCACTCTGGAAAATGCTACTCGACGACATGGGCTTCGACGGGGGTGACATCGTGGACGATGGTGGACGTGAGCAGCAGATTCAGTTCTCCACTGATCAGGCAATTCAGACTTATCTCGGCTATCCTGTCATGGTTGATCCCGATCAAGATCATCAGCTGGCAATGCGGATCAAGACCGCCTTCATTAAGGACCGCAACAGTATCTGGAACACTACGCCAGATTTCGCGGCCAATGCCCCGCTGCTCATCGAGCAGATCAAGCAGCACCAGTTCATCTTCCAGTTGCAGCAACAGATGATGCTCGTGCAACAGCAAATGCAGGTCGCACAAGCTCAACTGAAGATTCACCAAGAGAACCCGCCACTTCCTCCGAAGGAAGGAGAAGGAGGAGGCGCAGGACGAAACGCCGGTCCTCCCGCTCAGTCTTCCGGTCAAGTGGCACAACAAGGAGGAGCGGCTGCATGATTTTGCAGCCCTGCAAAAATGAAACTACCCGATACAACAGTTCTGCTGATTGCTACCGTTTCCGCGGCTGCCATCGTAATGCTGCTTCTGTGGGTCTTACACTTCTTTAAATGAATACTAACGAATTCCATATTCCCGGCGAAATGCTGGAAGCCCTTAAGACGCGTCCTCAAGCTGAGTGGGTTCGCTTCTTCGAGGGACTTGTCGCCGAGAAGCTCAAGCAGATTACCGGCTGCACTACTACAGAACAGCTTCTGCAAGTGCAGGCGGGAGCCAAAGAACTTCAAACCTTGCAGCAATTTTTCCTCGCTGAAATGCAGCGATAACCATTTTGCAGCCCTGCAAAAAGCCAATCGGGGTGGGGTTCACCCGGTCGGTTCATAATACTAACCCCTTGACATAACACGCCCATATGATAAGATATAGTAAGTATTCGAGAATCTTTCTCGCTCCTCCCGACGACCGGGGTGGCGCTGGTAACCCAGCTGCTGCTCAAGGTGGTGCGGTCGAGGACGGAAACGGTTCCTCGTTCAAAGACCCGACAGCGGGTATCGACCTTGATGATCTTCCGCCTGATGTGCGGGGCATCATTGAGGAAAGCCGGAAAGGTTTTGCAGCCCTGCAAAAACAGGCTGCCGATGCAGAAGCTGCTCGGATACTCGAAGAGAATCGCCGGAAGGACTTCCAGTCCAACTACGACAAACTCCGGGTGCAAGTGGAGTCCCTCACCAATGCAGGCGACGTCAAGAAAGACGACCCTGCTGCTGAGCAACTCAAGAAGTTCACTCAAATCCTCGTCAAGCGTGGTGTCGCTGCGCCGCAAGCTGCGGTTCAAGCTGAAGTCATGGTCGAAATGATGGGAGACTTTGGGGCTGAACTGAAGAAGCAAATCGGTTCTGATTTGCGGCCCTTCGCTGCTACGGTTGTTTCCCGAGAGGCGGAATCATCGTGGCACCAAGCAGTCCACTCCGACCGCGTTGGAGTCCTGCAAAACCCTGAACTCGCTCAGGAAGTCTGGGCACAGGTTCAGGATATGGCCTTGAATGGCCAGCAAGTAACTCCGCAGATCGTAACAAATCTCGCTGGTATGGCTTACATGAACCACCTGCAAAAGGGCGGTCAGCCTATCAACGGCAACCAAACTCAGACCGTGCCACAACAACAGCAGCAGCTTCCGAATGTCAGCCGCCTCACCTACCCGGGTGCGGGCGCATCTGCCGTTCGGCCTCCATCATTCGATCCGAGCGCAGCCCGTTCGATCCTCGATCCTGATACGGATGCAGCCCTGCAAAGTGTGATGAAAACGTGGTCTAAAGGACAAGGTGGCGTGAAAGCGCCGGGTCTGCGTGATACGAAAGGAGGGCGCTAGTCATGGGTATTCAAGTCCTCAAAACTCCAGCCGGTTCCGGCGGCGAAACGCCCGGACCGCTCAATCTCCCGGTTGCCTTCGACCGGAAGAAACACGCGGCGAAGTGGGTCAAAGAAGGACCTGCGGTTGCGGCCGCAGCAGAGCGTGAATGGATTCCGTCCACGCAAATGACCGCCGATGGCTGGGAAGTCTGGCGGGATTCACAAACGAACAAACCGCACAAGGTTGCTCTTCAGAGCGGCGTGCATGTCCTTCTTCACCGCCCTCGCGTGGTGCAGGATGCCGTGAATGCCATCTGCGGCAACATTGGCAAGGAACGTCTTTCCAACGAGAGGAAGGGCGAAACCGTGGCAGGAGCGGCTCCAAATGATCCGGGCATGTTGAGCGATGATAAGCTCAATAAAGTCATGGGCATTGAGGAAGCGGAAGAAGGGGACGTAGAACCTAATCTCGTGCCGGGTGATTCCGACGGACAGCGTGTTTCCAAGTCCACGCTGCAAACCGCTGGCTCCCGTCGAACTCGCCGATAACGACTTGCAGCCCTGCAAAAACCAAAAACCAAACTAACATCATGGCTCGTCAAATTCCATTGCTCGCCGTCGATCTGGTCCGCCAGTTCGGCAACATGAATGTGCAAAAACCACCAGTGCCTGACGCTGGTAACACGTTCATCAAAGGTGCCCTCGTCTACATTGTAGCGGGCGCTCTCGCCGCGATTCCGTCCGACGGTGTTCTGTGCTACGGCCAGACGCCCGACAAGTCGCACACCGCAACTGAACTTCCGCCGGACATCCTCCCGCGGCCGGTCGGGGAAGGTGAACTCCACTACCCATTCTCGCCGCTCGACGCCGAGTTTGAAATCAACCTCGCGGTCGTTACCGCTGGCGCGCCTGTCATTGGCGCTACGGCGCAGACGCTTGCTGCGGTTGTGGTGGGTGGGCAATACGGCATCACCATTGCCACCACCGGGCAATACGCGGGACTCCAGTTCCTCGACCCAACCGAAGTCACAGCCTTGCTGTTTCAGGTCGTGGCGATCGACGTCAAAGCGCCGGACGGCCAGACTCAGGCGTCCGACGACTACAATCCGCGGGTGCGGGTCAAGATCATCCCTAGCAAAATCCAGAACTAACTACTGGTTTTGCAGGCCTGCAAATTCTAACTCAGTAACTACCAAATATTATGGGAGCAGTTGTTGTTGAATCCTTCGTGGAGCACTTCGATCGCAATTTCAACGCGATCAAAGATGAAATGTATTCGGAACTCCCCAAAGAGTATCCGATGTTTCTCACTGTCGATGAAACGCAAAAAGCGTTCATTAAGTCCACCTACATGGGTGGTCTCGGTATGCCCGAGCGCAATCGTGATCTGGAGCCGATCCCGTTCCGGACTCCGCCGAAAGGCCCGATCGCTACGTTCGTTCCGGTCGGATACCGTTCCGGCTATCAGATCGAACGCCAGATGATCGAGCAGGAGGAGTGGGGACTCCTCGCGAACCGTCCTCGCACGATGCTCTACGGAGCGAACGTGCTCATGGACATTGCCGCGGCGAACCTGTTCAACAACGGGTTCACGGTCCAGAACTACGACCAAGGCTACGATCAGGGCGGCACCGCTCTGCCGTTGTTCTCCGGGGTCAACACGTTGGAGAACCTCTCCGGCACGTGGTCGAACGTCATCGCGCAGAACCTGCCGATCACGGTCGAGACGGTCTTCTACGTGATCACCGCGTTGCTCTACAACATGGTGGACTCGCGCGGCCTGCCGATCAGCTACACAGGTGCGTTCCGCATCTATGTGCCGACGATCAGCCCGACGCTCTGGCAGCAGGGCATCGAGGTCGTCAACAGCGTGATGAACCCCGGCACGACGGATAACAAGATCAACGCCGTGATGAAGCAGTTCCGGCTCGAGGTCGTGCCGCTCCGTCATCTCACGAACCCGGATCACTGGTTCATTACGTGGGAGCCATCATCGCCGAACTACGGCCTCAAGATGGTGGTCAACGTCTATCCGGACATCACGCCGCTCACGCCATTCGGCGGCAATCCGGACGCGTGGTTCAGCCGCTTGCGTATGCGGTTCACTGTCGGCTACGACAACAAGCGCGGCGTGGCCGCGGTCGGAGCCTAGTCGCTTGGGAGGGAGTCCGCGGGTCGCCATGTTGCCATAGCATGGCGATCCGCCTCTTTCCTGATTTGCAGCCCTGCAAAAACCAAAGAACCAATCATGCAATCTCACGAAACAGGAGCCATCGAAGGAGTTCGGCAAGGCTCCGTAGTTGTTGTTCAGTCGGTGGTGCTCGATGCTTTGCTTTCGCCTCCGGCGTCTGCGACGAAGAAGCTGATCTCCATCCCTGCAACGCCACAGAAGCCCGTGGCGTATAAACTGTCGACGGTTGTTCTCGCGCCCATCACGGGTTCCACAACCGCCAATCTTAACGTCGGTTCTTCCAATGGTGCTACGGACTTGCTGACCTCTGACGCGAAAGCGGCGGCAGGCACAGCCAATCCTGCAACGGCACCTGTTGTCAAGGTCATCACCGCGAAGCTCGAAATTTGGGTGGGCTTCTCGTCGACTGGTCCGACGGCGACCGGAGGAAAGACCGCGGTCATCATCGAGCTCTACGAGCTCAACACCACGAAACCGTAACTCCCCGGGGTCGTCCCTCCGAAAGGAAGGGCGGCCCCACCACTTTTTGCAGCCCTGCAAATCTTATGAACTCTAACATTATCTATCTCGGACCACAGGAAACTGTTGTCGGTGGCACGATCACTCGCCCTATCCTGATCATTCATGCTGAGTCTGATCTTGTGATCACAGGGCTGGTCTACATTCACCAAGCTGCCCCTGCTGCTCCCGGCAAGGTTGCTGCATTCACTCTTGGCGCAGGCCGGTATCTGACCCACGTCAAAGGGTTGACTTTCACCGGCACGGCAACAATCATCTACAAAAACTGACATGGCCGGAACCCTCACTCTCTTCTCGGGAAAAGCCTCCGCGGGTGGAGGCGAGCCTCCTACAACTCAACCCGTCGACTGGACGCGGGCGGACATCCTTTGGTCAAACGCAGCTATCACTTGGGAAACCACTGAATACTGATGAAACAAGTTATCAACGCAACTGACAATCTTCCGATCAGCCTTCCGAAGATCAACGCCAACTTCACCGAACTCTACGACCGTCCAATCGGGGGTGATGCAGGTAATCCTCGTGGCAATCTCGACGATGCAGTTTCGGTTCGTGCTACCAACAGCCTTGCGTTTTCTGCAGGTGTCGCGAAACAAATGTTGTTCGACACCAAAGACAACGACGTCAACAATCGTTTCGCCTCCAATGCCTACACCGTCGCAGCAGCGGGTTGGTATCAACTCACTTGCCTGTTCTACACCATAGTGACTGGCGGTGCCGGAACTGAAATCTTCGCGGAGCTTTTTGTCAATGGAGTTGCACGCAAACGCCTTGCGGATGTCGTCACTGTTACCGTCAATCAGAACTGCTACGCCTTTGGTGTTGGCTCGTTCTACCTCAACGCGGGGGATGTTCTCACGTTGTGGACTACCTCGACGGCAACAGGTGACACCTTCGTTGCTGGTGGTTCGCTGTCTCAGCCACAGTGGGTTATCGTTCCGCTCTAGTCTTTGCAGCCCTGCAAATCATGAAAGCGATCGCGATGCTGTTCTTAATCCCTTTCCTTTCAGGATGCACGCACATTTCGATCACACATACTGAGGAGACTGCGGCCTTGCGTGCTATTCGGCTTCAACCACTCAACGAAAAATGACTAAGCTTCAATTACGTAACGCTATTAAGCGTGAGGCTCGTGTTCAAGCGAATGCGAATCTCGATCCGCTGATCGACGATATCGTCGTTGATATCCTTCGTGACTTCTGCAATCTCGCTCGGTATCACGAGCTTCTGAAAGTAGGGGTTGCTATTCCGCTTGTCGATCATCAGCAGGCTTATCAGCTGCCTGCTGATTGCGGCAATCTCGCAGTGCTGCGGTATGGTCGCGGGCCTGTTCCGCATGTTTATCGTGAACTCATGCTGCAAACGGATAACGTGCGACAGACTTCTCGCAATGGATATCCTCGGTTCTATCGTTTCATCCAAGGCAATCAGATTTCGTTCTGGCCTTACTATGACATCGCTGTCGCCGATGAACTTCTTATTGATTACTACGTCGATCCACTCACGCTGTTCGTATTGGATACCGACGTATTCCCTGTTGATCGTTTGGAATCTGCTGTGAAGAAAGCCGCGATTGCTCGCGTGCAACGTTTCCACTCTTCCAACGAAGAAGCCAACATGACTCAAAACGATACGAGTCGCTCGTTCTCTGCTGCTGATGGAGCCGCGTAATGTCCCGTCGAGAGACACAGATTCAGCCGCTTTCTCTACTTACGGTAGGTGGAGTAAATCAGCGTGTTCGTTCGACTGAACTACAGCCGCACGAATACGTCACCTTAGAGGGAGTCTTTCCGGAATTTGCAGGGCTGCAAAGCCGTATTTGGGGCAAACGTTTGCTCCAGAAATACCCCGGTCCTATCTTCGGAATCTATCAGTTCTGGACTCCACAGGGATATGGCGGAGGACTGTATCAGTTCCAAGACACGATTGATTTCGGATACTGGCTAACGCCTTACGCACGGTTTGATTTCTCTCTTCCCTCGTTAGATTTTGATGGAGGAGGAATGACTCTCGATGATTTCGGGAATGGGTATGGAGAGAACTTCGGCTACGGTGACGTCAACACTTGCGTGCTGTCTTTTCTCGAGGGTGGCACGGACCACTCTGCCTGCGCTCCCCCACCTGCTCCAGCCGGAACTCCCGACGATTCCAACGGGGGTCCTGCTGGGCAGGGACGTAATTGCAAATGGGTAGGCGGATCGGGTGCTGAAGAAGAGTATCTTCTCGCAGACTTCTTTGTGAGTGGAACGATGCAGAGGTCAACTCCGGGAGAGGTTAATGAAGAACTGTGGAGAGTTTCTCCCCCACCTGATCCTCCTACTCCCCTAGAGCCTTTCCCTATCGCACTTAGAGATTATCATGCTATCACATTTGAGCCTGCTGCCTCAAATGTGTATAACATTTCATGGCAAACTTTCAGAAACACTCAGGCTATTTTCAATGTCTATCATGAGTGGTCGGCATTTTCTCACACTGTGCTTAAAGGAACTCAAGGGGATTACGATATTACAAGCCTAGTTACACCGGGCTTGGTATCTCTTCGGTTGCGGATTTTTCTTTCTCGTGGATCGCCATATGCCGATGAGCCAATCGAAGTTGCAGTGCCGATTCCAGAACCGGACCCTAGCGGTAACTATATCGTGCATCTGAGTGGACAGAATTACCAGTTTGAGAACATTCCTTATTTGAATAGCGATCACGGTTATAGACAGGATGTAGCCACTAGCTATGCAGAAAATTTAATCGCCACTTATAGCGCACGCGTCTGCACATGAGCACGAGAGAAACATTAGGACCAATCAGTTTGCAGCAGTGGAAAGGTGTCGATCAACGCACTTCTCCTACGCTCGTGCAGTCCGGTTTCTTCGTGATGTCTCGCGGAGTTTTCTTCGGCTTAGGAGATAACGCTGAGCGCATTCCCGGTAAGAAGCTAGTGATTCGACTGGATGATCCAGTCCTCAATATCTTTCAGTTTGAAGAGAATGTAATCCTCCAGACAGCAGATAGCGTTATGTTCTGCACAGTGGAGGAACTGACTGACTTTGCGATAGCAATTCGGCCTCACGTGCCGGTAGCTCCGACGTTTAGTTCCGTAAGTAATACGTCCTTGAATGTCGTGTTGCCCGTTTTGTCTGCCTTTGCACTTACCTTGAATTTACAGAAGTCGTTAGATGGAATGTCTTGGACTACTGAAGGAACAGGTTTTGCAGGGCTGCAAATCATTCCTCAGACTGGTCTTACTCCTTCTACGACTTACTACTATCGAGCGATTGCTGTCAATACAGCAGGCACTACAGAGGGAGTTTCCTCAAGTGTAATCACTACCTCAACCCCTGTAACTCCCTCTAACTTAGAAGAAGATATGAGCCAAGCACTTTTAGAATATCAAGCAGCAGCCGGAAGTATTCTGGCAAGCACGACCGGAGGCTGGAAGACTGTTCCTATCAATGCAGTGACCAGCGATCCTGATGCAATCATCATGGTTTTGGCGTCTAACGTAATCACCCTGGACGCAGGGGCTTATCGCTGGAAATCCTATCTCAGCTTGAAGGGAGGCGATCGCGGAAAGACTCGTATCTACGATGTCACTAATGCTGTGGAGTTGAAGAGGGGAATGAACTGCTTGGCAAACTCACCTAATGAAAGTGCTATAAGTTTTATTCAACATCGCTTTGTTTTGTCTGCAATGACAAACATTCGTTTCGAGTATCTGACCTCTACCGCACAGGCAGAAGGCTTGCTCTATTACGCTCCGTTCCCTTCAGGTTCTGGAGGAATTGAAACTGGTGCTCAGATCGAAATTCTGAAAGAATCTTAATTTGCAGCCCTGCAAAATCTTATGGCATTACAAACCATCATCGTAGATGCTCAGAGTCGAGTTAAGGACTCCTATGCGTCTAGCCCTGCCGTCGGTCTAGCTGTTCGCGCCAATGGTGAAGAAGTAGTCAAGATCATTGATGGACGTGGGAATGTCTATCGTGCAGGTTTTGACGCACCCACCATTGCTCCTACCGTGACCGATGACGGTCCCGGTCTGCTGCCTAACGCGCGCTGGGCTGCATACCTTTATGTATATGCTTCGAGCCGTTTCTCTTTTGTGGAGTCTGATCTGGCAGTGGATGGGAAGCTGTATCCACGGAGTAATCCTTCTCCTGCAACAGCTTATCAATACGTAGGATCAGGCAGCCGCAAAGTAGCAGGGACCGTAACCAAGACTACGGCTCCCGGAATTGATAGGATTTGGATTTTCCGCACTACCTTCTTCGATACGGAGATTGAAGCACAGACCGCAGGAGCCGCGGGCCAAGCTTTCTTTATTGCCGAAGTTCCAAATGACGGAATTGCAGGGCTGCAAAACTGGACTGACAACAACCCTGTGGATTCTGCGGACCAAGTGCAGCTGGATAATTACACTGCTGCGCAGTTCCAGTTCACTGTTTATTACGATCCTTACTGGTGGGGATTTGGCAACCTGCCTTTCGTTGCCGAAGCTACATGGACTGTTGGTGGCATCATCACCATTACTGCTCCCGACAAATGGTATGACGGACGCAATGGACAAAACCTTACGTTGGAAGATGTATCGACAGGAGGGTCTGACAACAACGGAACCTTCCGTTTTAAATGGCTTTCTAATACAACTGCACAGGCAACGCTGGATGGGACAACACCTGCCGCGATACCTGTCGCAGGTGCAGGTAAGGTGACGATTCAGGGGCCAGCAACGACTTTGTATCGCAGCAAACCACGTAATCCATTCTCTTGGGGATGGACTGAAATCATAGGAGATATCAATGTTCCACAGCAATACGCCTTCAAAGTCGGCGGTGGATTGGGAACCGCTCTCGCGACCGTTCCTAATAACGCAACTCTCAAACTCGATTGTGAATATCCGACGAAATGTTTTACTCTCAATCTGCGGTCTGCGGGAACTACCGCCTTCGAGAGCACGCTGCGTATTATCTCTGACGTATATTCAGTTAGTGCGAATGCGTCGCAGTTCGCAGCGGTGACGCAGGAAGGACAGACCGTGCTTTGGGGATTGGACTATAAAAACTTCTCGATCGTTCAGTGCGATGGTATCTCGCAGATTCCTGTGTCCGGTCCTATCCCGAAAGTATTGCGCGCGCTCACTACGGATCGCACCCGCCAGCTTCTTGCACATGGCGTGTATGATCCGAGGACAGAGTTGAACTGCATTTGGGTAAGCACAGTGCAATCATTGTCGCTGGTGAATTATCTTATCTATCAACATGCGCCCACTGGCTTTTGGGGATTCTCAAACGAACAAGACTTGCTGTGCTCCGCCATGATTCAAGACACGCTAACGGGCAATGCCAAAACATTTGTCGGCACGCAAACTGGCTTCCTTGGCCAAGCGTTCGTCGATCAAGTGTGGAACAACTGGCTGCCCGACACCGGCGCATTCACTGGAGTTTGCACTGCTGCAACTGCGAATAGTCTGACTACTGCTGCTGTATTCAACATTGAAGATGATGGCATCGTGGGAAATTGGGTAATGGTCACTGATCCTACCGGACAGCAAGAGCAGATGGGACGAGTGTCCGCGGTCACGTCTAATCAACTTACCTTTGATTGGATTCGCCCTCTCATGGGAGGTAACACTACAGCTTTCAATCCTGTTCCTGCCGCGGGTTGGAAGTTCCACATTGGTCTGATCGAATGCCGCCTGCTCAAATACTTCGACTTCAATCAGCCGCAAACTGATAAGCAGTTGATGGAAATGTGGCTGACGCAGGAGAACGTAGACTCCGCTACAGCGGGGACGCTCATTCGTTGGTATCGTGAACGAGCCAACACGTATCAGCAATTTGCAGCCCTGCAAAACCAATACGGCATCAACGTCAACGAGCCGTCTGATTCTTGGTTCGCACAAGAAGAAGTGCCCGCAGAACTGGTGAAAATGTTTGGTCTTGAGATTATCAATCGTGGATACCAGCAATGGCGTTTCGTGAACATGGTGCTCAAGCCCCGCCTGAATCCTTAATCCCTTTCCTTTCAGATGTCCCGCGTCTATCTCGATTCTAGCTTAAAGAACTTTGATCCTCGTCTTTTGAAGGCGGGGATTGAAACTATCTTTCAGCAGCTTGAAGATCAGCTGAATGCAGGCACCGATATCGTTACGCTGACTGACACGAAACAAACTTTGCCTGTAGGAATGCAGCGTGGAGATATTGTATTCAACATTCAGCGTGGAGAATTACTGATCGGCGTCTACAATGGTGCTGATGTTTTCTATGCAAGCTTCGGCTCATTTACCGGAGCAATTACTGATGCGCAGCATGGCACTCGCGCAGGTGGAAATTTACATCCAGTTGTAACCACTTCGGTAGCAGGCTTCATGCACCCTGCTGACAAGGCAAAGCTGGATGGCGTAGTTTCATCTAACATTGCGCCTCTCGTTGTTGCATCTTGGCAATACTATTCAACTTCCGCGACACCTACTGCGAATAACCATTTTCATTTTAACAACTCATCTTATGGTTCGGTCACAGAGCTTTACGCTACGCGCATCGGTGACGCGAACCAAGATTGGTCGTTGGTCATGGACAATCTCATTTCAGGTAATCGAATCACAATTCAAGATGCCAATGATTCTTTGCGCTGGGTGAAGTTTGCGGTCACTGGTCCTCCTACTTCTCTCCCCTCCGGCACCGGAAGTTATTACACAATTCCCGTCACAATGGTTAGTGAATCGGGAGCACTCATCGCCAACAACCAAACCGCTTCAGTCGGTTTCACTTTCTCCGCATCATGAGCGCGACCGATAACACAAAACAGACACATCAACTATTATGAATGATACACCTACACCTGAGACATTCGGACCACCTTGGATTCCTCCTTCTACGGGGTATCCTACAGATGAGGCCGATAATAAAAGCCGTCAATTTCCTCTGGATTCTATTCCTCAATACCCTCTTTTAAAGAAGCTTATTCCGCAATGGATGGGTGCGCGTAATAGCTTGACTGGAAGGGGGCCGTCTCAAGGATACGTATGGGGCAGTCCAACTGAAAGTTACGGTAATACTGTTGATTATTCTAGTGCTCGTGGAGATTCAAATTATTTTGGAATGTCCAATGATATGGCTGCGCGAGCAGCGCAAAATGATCCTGATGCTATGGGCGGCTTAGGTTACGGGTTGGCACGGCACTATCAAGATATGTATGGGCGGGCGTCCTCAGCCCCATCAACGTGGGACAATCCATCTGTGGGATTTTTCATGCAAGATATCGACGCGAGGCGGAACACAAGCCGTAATTTTGCTCCTCTATATGAGCAGGAGCAAGCAGCAGGCAGAGCGCCTCAAAGTTTCTTTGCTCCTGCCTATGTCGAGGAGGCAGCTATTATGAGGAGACTTGCTCGAATGTATGCAAGCGTGCAAAATGCAGAAGCACAGCAGCAGAAATACGCTCCTGAATTACGTCCACACTAACTAGCCAATCACTATGAGCAACATCTACAACGTCTACGATTCCACCGGGAAGAGTCTCTACTCGGGCAACAATGCCTCGAAGTATCAGTCGGCTTTTGCAGGGCTGCAAAAAGCAAATCCGCCCTCGGCTTTCGGCGGGCCTGCTTCTGTGCCCGGCATTAACAACATCGAACTGCCAAGCTGGATGGGTAAGAATCCTGACTCGCAGATCGGAGAGTTGCTGCAAAGCTACTCCAACATCGGAGCGGCTTTCGATCCTTCAGGGCAAGTTGCTGCACGCAACAACGCCATCGGTTATAATACCAGCGCAGGCAATCAAGCGGCTAACAATGCAGCGACTGAATATTCCAACCGTGCTTCACAGAGCGGAGCTAGCGGGCTGGGTGCTGGTGCTGTTAGAGCGCAAGCTCTGATGCCAGTGTTCGCTCAGAACGCAGCCTTGAAGAATGATGCCGCGGACGTTGCAGCCAAGGCGCATCAAGAGGGAGCTACGCTGGCTAGCCAGATCGCCAGCACTATCGGGCAGCTTCGCACAAGTTATCTCTCATCCTTGACCAGCTACGCGCAGGGTCAGCAAGGGTTAGCTCTGGAGAAATACAAAGCCGAGCAGAGTGCTGCCGCAGCTAACGCGCAGAATCAACTTGGATATGCACAGTTGCAAGCGCAGCAATACCAACAGTCGCAGGCGATGAAGCAGCAGAACAGCGGCAACGCTTTGAGCGCAGCCAACTCCCTCTTGGGAATCGCACAGCCGGGAGGCGCTTACACTATGAACAATCAAGGCCAAGTTACTAATGGCTTGGACTACTACAACCAGCTGAAAGATTGGCGATCGAATCGTAATACAGCGCAGAATGCGTTGCTTGGAATGCTTTAATTTGCAGCCCTGCAAAAACCAAACATATGAACTTTAATGTAAATAGGCCTGCCTCTTTGGGGCAGATCGCAGCACTCTATAACCAGCGGGGAGTGACACCGGATCAAGTCGACTCGGACTTGATGATGAACGCCCCTCAAGGTTACAGCTACATTCAACAGCAAGCTCGCGCGCAGGGTATTAACAACCCTGCTGAGTATTTCCGCCAGAAGCAGCTAGCTACGCAGATGGCAAACACTCCTACGTATCAGATGCAGGAGGATGCTCGGATGCGTCGTGCCAATGCGCTCGAAGCAGCGCAGACAGCAGAGCAGCAACATCTTGCGACTGCGAGAGCAGCCTACATGGAAAAGCAATACCCGATTCCGACAATTGGAACGCAGCCCGAGTTTTCACCTATGGAGCAGCAAGATATGACCAGCAGGGGAATTACTAATCCTATGGAGTATCTTGTTCGTCGGCGTCTGGCATTGAGCGGAGCGGGTGCGCAAGCGGGCAAATACATGCAGTCCTTGCCGGACATGATGCAGCATCTTCCGAAGACCGGGGAGCTATTCAACAACACACAATTCAAAAACATGGCGGCGAGGAACCCTGAGCTTGCTTCACAGTTCTTTCAAGGCATGACTGGAAGCAACTTGGACAATTATACTAAGGTGAACACCGCCAATCAACTCGCCATGACTAAGGCCGGCGTGGAGGATTTGCACGATGCCTTGGCCAAGCAGCACGCCCGTATCAATGAAGCGGGAGAAGTCGAGTGGAGCAAGATGCGGTTCGATGAAGTATCGAACAAGATGGTGCCTACTGGTGTGTTTGGTCCCGGTGATATCTTCCAGAAGTCACGCGAGAAATACCTTGGCAACATCGATTCTGACATCATCGAAATGCAGCAGCTTGCTGCCCGCAAAGCTCGTGAAGGTCGTGCCGCCGGAGCAAGAGCCGGAACTGGTTTTGCAGGGCTGCAAAATCCTGCAAGGCCAGTAGATGCAGCACAGCAACGTGCTCTGGCTACAGGTAATGCATATACTCCAATTGAATCTCACGACGAGTATGCTCCCTACATGGTTCCAAAAATGGCCGAGCCTACTTTCGCAGAAGGCTATCGGGGCGTTTACAATCAGTATCAACACCTGCTGAGTTCGATGGGTGTAAAGCCTGAATACTACGGGAGTGAAGCTCCGTTACAACTGAACAACGAAGCGCTCTCGTTCATGACTACGCCTACCTACAAAGCATGGGCACGCAATAATCCAGCGAAAGCCCGACAGCGCCTGTTGGAGTTGCAGGAAGGACGTGATGTCCGAAACACTCCTTTGATGGGCAGTGATCCGCTACAAGGTTCCTACAGCAATTTCTAAATTATGTGGACTCAACAAGACGAAGCAAGGCTGCAAGAATTGCAGCATTCACTAGGCGCTGGCCCTCAGCAAGTTCCAGCCGAAAACCCTGAAGGCTACGGCATCTTAGGGTTTTCGGGACGAACAGCCGCGAACATCCTACCGGGTGCGCTGGAGAAGCTCATCAACATTCCCGAAGGCATTCTCAACATGGGCGTGCCTGAGGACTATCAGTCTCAGCTGACTACGGTGCCGAACTTCTTTGACGTTCGCGCGCCACAAAGCATTTCTGAGCATATCATTGGAGGAGCCGGAGAGATTGCAGAGTATCTACCTTCGATCATTGCAACCGAGGGCGCAGCCGCCAGCGGGCTTGCTCGCCTCGGCATGGCAGTCCCACGCACTGCGGAAGCAATCGCTGCGGGTGCACGTCTCGCTCCGACTCGCGCTGCCCGCATCGCTGCGTCAGGTATTGGACAAGGTTTACCGATGACCCCGCATGGAGCAGAGACAACGATGGAGCAAGGTGGGGTTGGCGCGCTGCAAACTGCTGCAATGGATTGGGGGTGGAGGGGCAAAGCCGCTGCCAGTCTGATCGGTGGTGGTATTGGTTATTACCAAGGAGCACACGGCCCCGATGGCACGCCTTTGCAGGGTGCAATCTACGGCGGGCTAAACGCTCTCGGGCCTATCGCTATCGACCCGCTTGTGAACAAGCTGACTGGCTATAAGCCGGGCGCCAAACCGGGCGGCGACCCGATTCCGGGACAACCTGCTACTCCGTATGGACCAGCCGAACGTCCTGACATTCTGCAGACCGGACGAACGGGTCTGCCTTTCGGCGTGGATGAAGCAATGGCCGATGCACAACGGACAACGGGTGCAGGTGCTCCTTATGACGTTTTTGGTGGGCGCGTGGAGCCGTGGTCTGGCTTGCGTCGTTCAACCGATCAAGGTCCGCTCCAACCCGGTCCCAACGGTTTGCCCTTCTACGAGGCACCTGACACCAGCGGGATGAGTCTGCGCCAAGACCCCGCGCAAACTGCGGCTGCTGCGGAAATGGCTGCTCCTTCTGCACGTGTTCGTCGCACTGATTACCCACAAGCCAACCTGATGCAGCGCCAACTGTTCCCCATTCAAGGTGAAGTGGGCATGGGCAATCTGTTTGGCGGATTGGACCCTCGCATTGAAAACATCGCGCAGAGTCCTTACGGAAACGCAACCAGCCCTTATGACATTTTTGCAGGGCTGCAAACTGAGTTCCTCTCGCCTGCGGAGCGTGCGCACTTCCGCGACGGACCACCTGCCAAGACTCGCACGCAAGAGACTCTGCGGCTGCCTGATCCCAACTCCACTCCATCAGCGAGCGGACTTCGGTTGACAGATCGCCCAGCACCTGAACCCGGAATCCCTTTCCTTTCAGATACTACGCCAAGCGGCATGAAGCTGTGGACCGACCCGCTCTCTCCCAACGAGCGTGCCACTCAGCGTGGACAAGTGCAAGTCTGGAACAATCCAGATCAGTCTGCTCCTTACGTGCAAGGTGTCTCCCCTCACCCCGGTCTGAACTTTGGTCTGATGGGAACGGGTTCGGAATTCGCCTACGGTCGGGGCACTGATCCATTCGACATCTTCGGTGCGCGGGGTGTCCAGCCTGCTCCGATCATGTCGCAAGGTGAGACGTTCGCCAAAGGAGGTCTGTTTCCGCAAGCTCCTCTCTCCCCCGGTGAACAGGTGGCAATCTCAGGACACCGTGCGGGTCGTGACGTGCCTGTGCCGCAGATGCCTGAGCGCAAGCCTACTCCTGTTACTTCCACTCCGGCAGGCAAAGGTAAAATTGCAGCCCTGCAAAATGTCTTCACTCCTCAAGGCAAGCCCTTCAAAGCTAAGCCTACGGGAAAGCCACGTATCGTTGCATCTGCTGTTCGCGATAACGCTACGGGCAAGATTGTTACTGGTGCTGTGTGGAACGATATGCACAAGAGCGTCAAAGAACAGAACAAAATGGCACATCTGTTCGATGTTGGCGACGATGCACAAGAAGCAACACACGGTTTCATCGTTGAAGATGAAGCAGGTAACATTCGTCCCGAGTTCGACCGTGATGCGGCAGGCGTGATCGCAGATGCTGCAAGACAACGAGATACGGAGTATGGTGGATACAGGTTACAAAGCGAGCACCTGCGAAACCCCACTAAGCCGGTTGAACCGGCACCCGCCGCAGCGGGACCTGCTCCTCATATCGCTGAACTTGAAGCGCTGAAAGAAGCAGCTAGCTTAGCTAACACTAAGCACCAAAATATGTGGGGTGCTAAGGCGGACTATCCTTACAAGCAACGTAGAAAAGTTCGTGATGAGGCATATGCGTTAAATGACAAGGTTGATGCGATGTGGGAGAAGCACTATGGCTCACGACTGACCGGCAGGAACGAAGCTGGCCAGACGTTCTCGGAGTGGATGACAGGTATCACGCCCGAGTATAAGGCCATGATGAAGAAGATCGAAGCAGAAGAAGCTGCTCGTGCTGCTGCTCCTTCTTTGCAGAAACTCGAGGATGCTGAGATTGCGCTCAACTACATGGCGGATAAACTGTTCAAGATGCAGCATGGCAAGATAAAGGGAGCTACTGCAAAAGGCATTGCCGATCATATTGCGGAAGTTGCACGCCTGCAAAAGGTCTATAACGACTTACGTGAAGCACGCTATGGTAAGCGGGACAACGTCGCGCCAAAAGCTGCGGACGTTGCGCCTGAGCCTGCCCCTGCCGCAGCGGGAAGCATGCCAGTTGCAGGCCTGCAAACTCCAAGTGGTATAGCTGCTCATGTATCCAGCATTCCTATGTATCGAGGCGTCCGTGGCGCACATAAGGGGGCGGGGATTAAAGGACCACAATACTTCATCAGTTCTGAATCGTTCGCTAAAACTTACGGACCAACCGAAGCGCACACTCTCAATCTTAAAAATCCCAAGATCGTCTCGGATGCGGAATGGCCTGCGTATTCGAGCAACGCGTTCAATCCTGCTAGCGAGATTGCACAGAAGCTAATCGCGGAAGGTCACGATAGTGTAGTCAATATCCGCAAGACCACAGCAGGTGATATGATCACCACAATGGTCGTGGATGCAGAACAAGCACTAAAGTCCAAGGTCGAACCTGTTGTAGCCCCGGTCAAAACCAACAAGGCTCCGACAAAGGCTGACGTTGCACCTGAGCCTGCTCTGATCAAACCTGACGCGGTGCCCGAAGACGGACGCCCGAAAGTGATGGTGCCCAGCAAGCTCGAAGGTGCATGGGTGGAAGCCACTGTGATCGGAAAGGACAGGGATGTATTGACGGTGAAGGTCAACGATATCCACGATCCGATCTACGGCGACCGCACGATGGACATTGCCGAGAAGGAGACACGACCTTTTGCAGCCCTGCAAAAAGCTGCCGAGGGCGGAGGCACCGTGCCATTCAAAGACGTTGAGTCTTCCCCTCTCACTCGCAAAGACGCGGTCAAGGGAGAGAACTACGGTGGTGCTGGTGACGAGACAATGCTGGGCAGCGTAATCGAAAGCAGCGGTCCGGCCAAGACTCACAAGACTCTGAAAGGAAAGGCGGGAACACAGAAGTGGGTTCTGGGAATTAAGGAAGCACTAGACCTTCTACCTGCTGAACCGCGCGCAATACTGGCGGAGATTCTCCACCAAGTGAATGTGGCGGTAGGGCGCGATATGCCCATCCACTTTGAGCGGGACATGCAAGGCGCGAAAGGTGGGTCGTATACTCTCTCCGGGCGCATCGGCGTTAATCTGCATTGGTTGAATCAAGTAGTGCAGGATTGGGAGAAGATGTCTCCCGCTAAGCAGGCGGATGCGCTGATGCAAGCTACGGCTTTGCTTGGGCATGAAGTCACCCACACGGTCCAACGCTTTGCCGAGCAGTCCGGCATGGCGATCAATGGAGTGCCCATCACTGATGTTATTGTGGCAAGTGTGAACGGCATGTCGCTCTCTTCGCGCAAGTATGTTGCGGAGCAAATTCTGAAAGCAAAGGGACAGAAGAATGCCAGCCAGCGTGTGATCGACTACTTGTCTGGCGATTCGGCCATGATCAAAAAGTGGTATGAGCAGAAGCGTGGACCTCTCTCACAAGCGCAGGTCGAGCGACTAGCTGCTGGCGAGGTCATGGCGGAAGTTGGATCAATCGAATTGGTCAAGCGCATGAAGTTTGATGGCTTGCCTCAGACCTTTCGCGAGGCGGTTGACCGCTTCAAACAAGTGCTTGTTAATGTCACTAAGTGGATCACCGGCACCAGCAAGGATCACGATATTGCAGCCCTGCAAAACCTGCAAAGTATCGCCTCGAAGATGTATGACCACTTCGGTGCAGCGGACGAGCATGGTCTGGCTAAGGCTTTCCAGCATAGCACGCAATGGAAAGAGGCACCCACGGTTAATCCTTTCTCTTCAGCAGCCCCGAAGCCTCCGGGCACGCCGGGTAGCACGGTCACAGTTCCTCCTGACGTGGAGGTTCTCAATGGCGCGCTGTTGAGGCACGAGATACTGCGTCTCGGTGTGCGGGGTGCTGTCGGTGGAACCATCGGTGCTTTTGCAGGTCCTGCAATAGCGCCCAATCAGATCACCACCGCGGAAGGTATCTTGCTTGGTGGTATTGCGGGCGTGTTCGGTGTTACCGTCGCGAAGAAACTGATGAGTGGGAACCTTGCTGTCGAAGCGGCTGCTGCACTCAAAGCTCACCCGAAGAACCCTCTCAAAGCATTGGGTCATATCTTGGGCGGTGGCAAGTCGCTGCAAGAACTCGGCATCGAAGGGAGGCACGGATGGAACGGCATTGGAAGCAGCATGGCCAAGTGGGTGCGTCAGTTTGAAAAGGACTTCGACCTCAACCTCGATCCAAAGCAGAAGGCATTGTTCGAGGATGCGCGTGGTGCGGGTGCTGAGCAGATTGCAATTATGACTGACGCGTTTGATAAGACACGCTGGTTCAAGCCAAACGCCAGCATGATCGAAGCGGTCGGCCATTATCTGGAAGGGCGTATCAGCAAGGACGATTATATGCGTCTGCTCACTACTCCCGAACAGCAGCAATACGGCAACTTCATCGTGACTGCACGTGAGGCAATGACCAACCTGAGCAATATGTTTGCGGACGGTTTGCCTAATGGTGCATTCAAGAAGCATGTGATGGAAACGAGCGAGACATATCTCGGCAAATTCTACACCGCTTATACCGACGGCAAGTTCAAGATGGAGCATTTCGATGCTGCCAAAAAGGACATGATGGCTAAGCTCAATTACTCGGATCAGACCGCAGATGCACTAATGCATGAGTATATGCGCGAGGTCCATGCGAACCGCAAAATGTTCAGCACTGGTCGGCGTGGTGAGTCAGGTGAGAAATATGATACCAGCACGCTCATGCGTCGTATGGCTACCGAGGAAGAAATCCAAGGGCAGAGCATGGTGGTCGCAGGATTGGAGCATGATAAGCACGGCACTGACTACATTCGCGAGAAAGCAAAGCTCGACTGGATGGAGGAGCACAAGATCACGGACAACTGGCGTCGGTGGTTAGGCGAAGTTGAAAACCCATTGCAGCGTATGGTCTACACCATTCAGAAGATTCATGCTTCTGCGATCAGCGGTAAAGCCTTTGATCTGCTGGATACGATGACGCATACCAATGGAAACAAGTTCAGCTACACGTCGAAAGATATTCTGCAAGCACGCGCGTTACTTGAGAGCGAGATTGCCAAAGCCACTCCAGATAAAATTGCAGGCCTGCAAATTCGGCTTCGCGACTTGAATGGTTACGGGCCTCTTCCTCAAGGTGCAGCTTACGGCAAACTCTCGGGCAAGTGGGTAGATCGCTTCACTCGCGATGGCATCAACACTTACGACTCGCCATATAAATGGTTGGAACAGCCGATCATTCGCTCTATGGCGGAGTTCAACAACCTGATCAAGATTGGGCATACCGCATACAATCCGCTGACGGTCATGCGAAACTACATGCAGGCTCCTATAATGGGACTGATCGCACGCACGACCGCGGGCGATGTCGGGTCTGCGTGGAAAGAGATTCACTACACCAAAGGTGAGGACTACCGACTCATGCTGCGTAAGCATGTGATCGGTAGTGACTTCTCCACGCAAGAGTTGAGCAAGGGACCGGGCACAATCTTCTCAGGCCATATGGACGCAGACATTGCGGTCAAAGCCGGAAAGGAAATTCATCGCGCTGTGCTCAAGGGCTACCAGCAGCCTGACATGATTATTCGTGCCGGTGCATTCATTAGTGCTCGTAAGCGTTTCGCTCAACAGGCGTTGGAGAAGGGGATTGAAGTGATGGACGATCAAGGCGTTAAATCGGCACAGCATTTTGCAGACCTGCAAGAAGCGATGAAGCATGAAGGCGTCATCAACCAAGCAGTCGAGTTCACCAACCGTTACACGATGAACTACGCGACAGTGCCTGCCATCGTGAAGGCTGGGCGGCAGTTGCCCTTCATCAATCTGTATATCTCTTACACGTCGGAGATTACGCGCATCCTCAAGAACCTAACCGAGGACATGATTGCTCCCGGCCCGAACTCGGCTGGCCGTATGCACGCGATCACTACGCTGGCTGCGATGGCAGCGATCCCCACGATCATGACGATGGGCGGAAGGTCTATGCTCAGTGACCGCGACCGGAAAGATTGGGACCAAGTCGAAGCGCTCTCGCCCGGCTACAATCGCTCGCGCTTCCGCATACCTTACAAGCGCGAGGCTGACGGACGGTTTCGTTACTTCGACATCACGAATCTACTGCCTGCCGATAACTTCTCACAGATGACGAAAGCGTTGGTGCAGGGAGATAACGCAGCATTCTGGAGCGCCAACCCGCTTGTCTCGATGCAGAACACTCCTTTGCTCAACATGGCTACGGAGCAGATCACGGGCAAGGATATGCGGACAGAGCAGTCTATTGAAGGCTTTGGCCGCGTGCGAGAGATTCTGAAAGAAGTGTTGCCTCCTATCCTGCCTCCCGGCTACGAGGGTCAGCGGTTGCAGCGCGCCTTCTCCACGAATGTGGAAGGGACCGCAGGTCTGACCAACATGCGAACTGGCGTGCAGTATCGCCCCTCGGACATTGTCGCGAACTACCTGACGGGCATGCGCTTCGGCAACGTCATGCTCTCGACTATGCAGAAGGGAGCAATCTCGGAGGCCAAGCAGCAGATCGCCGAGCAGCAACAGTTGATGCGCGAGACGACCAACATGAATGCAGGTCCCGCTGCCGCGCAACATGCGACGGAGATTTACAACAAGGCCGTCGAGCAGATCATGCTCCAGCTGCACAGCAAGATGCCCAGCACGCAGTAGGTTTTGCAGGGCTGCAAATCAGAGCTTGTCCCGTTCGGCGATCCATGCCTCCTGTCGCTCGGTGGTAATGATCGTAGTCTTACCGTCAGTGCGGTAGGTCGAGAGCATGTCATTGATCAGGACTTTGGCTGCCGCGAGTTTCTCTTCAAGATCGAGGCGAGCATCTGCCTGAATCTTGGCGACAAGCTCTTCGACTTCTTTGCCGGGAGGGGACTTACCCCCACCGAAAGCAGAGAGCATTACGGTTTCGCCAAGGTCATTGATCCATTCAACGGGATGTTTCATATAGTTTTGCAGGGCTGCAAAATCAGCACAGCCTGTGCTTCTTGCAATGGTAGACCAGCATCATCACCGCGTCGATGGTGTCGTGGTCGATCTTCATTTCGCTCAAGCCGAATAGCTTGAAGAAGCGGCGCGCTGTCACCACCTTCTTGACCGTGCCCTTCCAGTCAGGTGCCGTGTAGAGGAACAGCTTGCGGAAGTCCACTTGGAAGTAACCCGCGATATACATGGCGATGCCTGCGAGATTGATCGTGTAGCCCTTGCGCGCTGCTGTCTTACCCTTGTCGCTGTCGTAGTAGGTAGGCCACTCCATCACTAGCACGTCGAAGGCGAAGCCAAGGCCGATGATCCAATCCTTCAAGTCAGAGCAGCGCATCTGGAAGTTCATGCCGCTGACCTCGAAGCTGCCGAAGTCCCAATCATCCCGAATAACTTTTCCTTTCAGATCGCGTTCGATCTCAACAACGGCCCAGCCGCATCTGTTCATGACTGATGGATCGAGGGCTAGGATACGGAGGATAGGCCCTTTGCAGGGCTGCAATTTCTTTTTCATTGGTAGTCTTTCCAGTCTGACCATAGGTCTACTTCACCTTGGCCGCGTGGGTCTTCATGTGGTTGAATCTGAACGGGTGGGATAGCATACTTGCGGCAGACCCAGCACCACTTAGTAGGGGCTACTTTGCAAGTGCACAAATTCTTGAGGGCACGACCGCTGGGCATATGGCGCATGGGAATGAAGTCATCCTTCATCCACTCTAGGGTGCGATCAGGCGCGACCCGTGCTTTCTTAGCTGATGCCCATGCGTTGGTTAGCTTTTTGCCTTTGGCTTTGGGCTTCTTGACGGGCTTTGGACGTTTTTTCATCATGGAAAGTGAAAGCCATAGGAGGTCCAGACGGCACACCATTCGTGATAGGCCTTAGCTTTCGCTAGGTCTTTGTCCATGTTGCTCAACATCGTGTTCCAGTCCTCGTCAGTGAGGCATTGGTAAGCGCTAGTTAAGGAACGAGAGGATGGTTTTCTCGTCGTCGATTTGGACCTCACGCGCTTCATGACAAGTGGTGCGAGAGAGATACATCTTGGCCCGGAGTGGAATGTCGTCGAATCGTGGAGAGAACCGACCCGTCATGTTCCACATCAGTTCTTGCAGGGCTGCAATTATAGGACCCTGTCCAAGAGAGAGCCGCAGTCGAAGACTGTTCTCGTCATGACAGGTTCCACACATGACCCCCGACTTATAGTGGGTGTGCTGCGGACTTCTATGTCCAGCTTGTCCCCGAACGGTCCCATCATATTTACGAAGCGTATCGTAATTTGCCCTGATCTGTGCCTTGGGAAGTGATCCCGTTCCGCACCCTTGAATAAGATATGCAACAACCTTATATGCTGCTCTAATGTTGCCCGTGTAGATATGTCCAAATGCGTCAGAAACATGACCGTATTTTGCAAGATCATCGGCCACTCGTCTTTGGAGTCGGTGGATGGCAGGACACGCATCGTGCACAAGTCCAAACATATGCGCCCCAGTGTCTGTATCAACTCCGCAAGACTTACAGAATTTGGCAATGCCCATACCGAAGTTAAGGGCGAGCTTAATGGTCTTGAACTGTTTGTAGATAGACCAATGAGGAACTTGGGGACTCTGAATAGAGTCAAGCTCTTGTTTAGACCTCGTGCCTCCCAATATACGATTGCAAAGCCACACGTATTCATTCCAATTCGGGTCCGCTTCGTATGCCTCTCGTCGGAGATAGTCGTCGGATTCATAAATGTGGACGACGTTCTCTACCTGAGTTGAATCGATCCACACTCCGAGGTAGCCTCGCGGAACCAGTTGAACCTTTTTCGCTTCTTTGTCGGGGTTCTGAAAGTTAAGCTTATACTTAGAATTACTCGTGTAACGTCGGGTTCGGGCATTGGAGATAGAGACTTGTATAGGGATCCAGCCACGCCGTAGATGATCTTCGCAATGGTGTAGAGCTTCCAGATAGTTTTCATAGTATTTAAGGGACGAGTTTACTTTACGGGTTTCCCAAGTGCATTGTGCAATCGGGTCTTTGGCGAACGTGACCTTGCCTTTGTCATCAAACTCCAGCAAGTCCATCAGTTCTTCTTTGGACACAGAGAACTCACCACCAGCGGTGAGGTCTAGTTCAAATCCTTCGCTAGCGAGGTAGCGTCCTACCTGTATGGACGAGTTGGGGTTCTCCACTCGGCCGCCAGATAGTTTGTGGGCCTGCTGTCCCCAATACATTTTCCGATTTTGCAGGGCTGCAATTCTAGCTTCCAGATCGGCAGCGTTGAGGAACAGCCCGCCCTCGGTTTCCATTTCACGGACGGGTGCGCCCTGCGATATGTCGAGGCAGTAGGCACGCCAGTGAGCCTTGCGAATCACCACGTCCCAAAACAGCTGGAACATATGCTTGGTCTGTGTGATGTCCCACAGAGCATACTCGTCCATCAGCGGTCCGGTTACCTCCCACTTACTAACCCCTTCTTTCAGAGCGTAACGCTCCAACCGCATTTCTGGAAAGTGCGGGTCTGCGAAGTAATGCCAGTTGACAAATTTCAACGAGTAGCTCGCCAGATGCGGCGCAACCGCCTTACACGCAAGCATAAGGTCATGCGAGTTTTCCTCGCAGATAGGATACCCATGCCGAGCCAGAACAATATCGTCGAACGACTTATTGTTCCAACCAAACTTGAGCACAGTAGGATCAGCAAGCATAGCACGGAAGGTGCAATGCTGTTGCTCGGATCGGACGACGTAAGGTATTCCATCAATGCCGACTTGAGCGACAATGAGTTTGAGCTTTGCATAAGGGGCGAACTGACAGTCCGTTTCTATGTCGTAGAATAGAATCTTACTGTCCGGTATCTCCTCGATCGGTAGGCGGGTGTGGGCTATCTTGCTTAGGCCTCGCGGCCGCCCGCTGATAGAAGTCCTCGAGGGCTTGGAGGAAAACCCGCTGGGCGTATGCTTGCGTTGCAGACTTGCGGCCTTGCGGCGTATGGGAAGATTGGAGCGCACGGATTTCATTTAGGATTTGGTTGACGTTGCAGGTCCGGATGAGTTGGATGATTTCTTCGGGTGACATAATTCTTTGAATACAGTTTTTACTAGGGTATGGACAGGGTGGCTAGCGTTGAAGTTGATGCCCGTCACAATGTCAGCCACTCCTCTAGTGGTCAGCTTATATGCGGTCGTGCTGAGCATTGCGTTTACTCGGTTGGCTACTTTGCGGAATGGATTAGACTGCGAAGTCATAAGGTTTGATTTCGAGATTCACTTCGGGTTTAAGACCAGCTTCCTCCGCTGCCATCCAGATGACACGGAAGATCGAGCCTGCTTCGGACGGCTGCTCCTTGAGCACACCGGGTGACATGCCGATCCAGATGTGATCGACGTACTGCTTCATGATCGGACTGATAGGTTCCCAATCAGAACCAGCACGCTTGCCCACTTCCTTCACCAGTGTGAATGTCTCACAGGCTAGAGATCCCAGCCCGACGATTGCTTTGATGTGAGGAAGTTTTTGCAGGGCTGCAAAACGGTATTGCGAACAAGCACGAACACACGCCATGCGGTTCTCTTTCTGACCGGGCATCTTACCGGGGCAGCACTTCACGATGTAGTCGAGGAACACGTTGTCGAGCGACACACTCATGCGCTTGAGACAGAACTTCACGAACTCGGCGTTGTCTGACACGAATGATCGTCCCCGCCTATCATCTAGGAAAGATGGCGAGTCGAGATAGATCGCAAGCACAGCGTCCTGCGTCCCGAGGGATGGCAGGCAGCGATGCTTCGCGCGTTCGTGCAGCACACAATCGGTGCACTCTGTGTTCTCAAACATTGGTTTGTAATGCGATAAGCCGCGTCCATGCGGTCAAGTTCTTGGGCCAGACAGGTTCAACACAGCAAGTGATAATTACTCGCCCATGATAAGCCGCAAACAATTTTATTTCTTTTACGGTTTTGCGGTCCTGCAAATTTGGTTCGTCCCAAATTTTTGCTGTGCGACCGTAAGCCTCGACAAGCCGATTGGCCAGCCAAGTTTTACCTGACAGGACCGGACCGACAATAAGTATGATTTCTGATGACATGATAATAGTATACCACACGTTTCGATCTAAGTCAATCAGACTCGATTGAACCACTCGTGCTTCCCGTGCCCGTTCGTGCCGTTCTTCTTGATCGCCTCCAGCGGTTCGTCTTTGAGATGAGTGAGCATCCAGTCGCGGCCGGCAGGTGTAATCTCCCACAGATTCGCATCGCCCTTGCGAAGCACTCGCTCTCGAACCATGACCCCGATGAACATGTCGGCTGCCGAGATTTGCAGGCCTGCAACAGCACACAATTCGTCTCGGTTGAACTTCGCTGCGTGGACCAAGGACTCCATGACCTTGCCCCGAGTGCGAGCGTTGCGCAGAACTTCTTTGAGCTTGAAGTCGAGAGCAGCTACGTCCTTCACCCCATCACGATCAAACATTTGACGCGACCACTCGTCGTAGCCGAATGAGGATTTGTTGTAAAGAAGCTCGAGAAACTTTCCGGCAGCGATGACGTGATCTTCAAGAACGAGCACCGCTTTACCATTCCAAGAGAATTGCAGGCATGCAATAGCGGCAGCCACTCGGGCCAGTTTGTAACGTCCAGAGCCGCCCTTAAATACGGGAACCGCAGGATGATATATCTCGGCGAGCCGTTTTGTTTCTTCGAGACAGGCGAGGTAGGCATCGGTTGTTATTTTAATTTGCTCGGGCTTAAGTGCCCAGATGAACTGACATAGGCGTTGGTAAATCTCAGGCACAATAGCGTTGTGCCCGATCTTGCGTCCGTCGAGTGGGCGATTGATTACTTCGTTGGAAACTTCGCGATCGACGAGTGTGCTGATAAGATCAAAGCGCGCAATGTCCTCCCCATGTCCGATAAGTTCTTGAACTGCTTTAACTCCAGAGAGATAGCCAGCGAGATTGCGATTGACGGGTCGGACATTTGAAAGTGCGAGGAGTCTAGTTCGAGCATTAGTCTCCGCACTAAGTCCCCCTTTGTCGAGACGCGCAACCCCACTGGAACGCACGTCGGACATATTGCTAATTTCTTCGACTGATAATCCAGAAAGCTCTTCGATGACCACCAACTGCTTATCAGAAAGGGGAATCCTTCCCCATCGCAGCATAAACTGGCCGCTACCCATCTTGACTGCTCCACCCACCAGTCCAACATAAGTGCAATTTTCGGCGTTGATGATGGCACCACTTCTAAAAAGTCGTTGGAAGGTTTGAGTGACTTTGGATTTTCCGGTTTGGGTATCTCCGATGACGAGGGAGTTAAGCCATCCGCGTTGTATTTCTTCTTCATAAGGGAACATCCACCCGATCGGGCTAAGCCATGTAAGCAGAGCTACAAGGTGCCAGTCAGGGCGGTTATATATTTTAGTGTAGTATTTGCTGACGTCTTCTGCTGCCTCCATCATTCTGTCCCACACTGTCTGTCTACCCTCTGGACGAAAGATTTGCAGGGCTGCAATTTCCTCTGCGGAGAATGTTGCTGTCTCCACTGCACGAGCGATAGGCACAGCTTTAACAATGATGCCAATAGTCTCTTGTGACCTTGCATCGGTTGTGGGAATGATTTCAAGTTCATACGGAATGTTTGCTTCGATGCGCTGACCGATGAAGTAGCAGCGTTGAGTGACGTAGGGCACGTCCTCGTTAATGGCAGCGGTAGGAATCACTTCCACTTCTGCCGCGGTGATGAATGTGTCTGGCTCGACCTGCGCTTTCTCATCCTCAAGCAATTCACGCACGAGGAACTTAATGGCGTTGTCGCTGGAGTGAATGAACGAGAGCAACGTGCGCCCCATTGGCACAGCAAAATACTGCTGCGGTGCCTTCTGCTTCTTCACCTTGAACTTCCATGGAATCGAGTAGGTCTTAGTGCTCTTGGCAGCCACGATGCCCGTCGTCTTTACAATCTGATTGAGCATGTCGGGATTGTGCCCCACGTCCACCAGCTTCACTGGCTCATCAGAGAATACGCTCGGGAGCGCAGGGCTCTGAAAGGGAAGGGATTTACCTACTCGCTTCGCGAAGAACGGATCAACTACTTTCGTCTTCGAGCGGCGTCCCATTTCAGCCGCCTCTCCCCTTGCGTCAGATGCCTTTCGCTCCTTGTTAAACGCAGCCAGCAGATGTATGCCTTGCCCTCCCTCTTCGACAACGAAGTCAGCAAAATCTTTGAGCTTAGTTGGGGGTTCAATGATGCACGCATAGTTTGAAACTTTTTGCAGGGCTGCAAATCTCTTCCCCGCAGCTTGCCGCCCGATCTTGTCGCGTTGTGCCACGACGCAGATGTCGTAGCCGAGGAAGTAGTCATTCCACTCTTCGTTCCATGATTGCTCACCTGCCGTGGCACATACGCATTGCAGTCCCTCCTGCATCCCGATAACCATTTCCTTTTCAGAGGGCATCACGAACACTGGCTTGTCCAGCGTGAACTCTTGGAAGTGTGGCCACGAGAACAAGTCGTTGCCCCCATAGCGCACTTCCTCGGGAGTGTTGCGTCCCGAGACGTAGTTCAATACCTTGAATGCTTCGTCCGCCTTAGAGCGGAACCGAGGCGGGCGATATAGTCGGAGGTTGACGACCTGCTCCCAACGGTCGAAGATGGGAATGGCAAGGCGTCTTGAAGCGGAGTCCCAGCCAAGAGCAAACAGTTCGATGCCCTCATCTGTGATTCCACACTCACCAGCCAGAATACCTCTAACCTTACGATCCGCTGCGAGAGTCTTTTGCAGCCCTGCAATAACCTTGTCCGGCACGATAGGTCGGATAAACTCTGCATATAGTTTTGAAGCCGCCTCAGCTTCGCTGACGTCCAGTTTCGCTGACTCAAAATGCACGATGTTGCCAAGAGCCTTA